GTTATTTAAACTCAGCATGATTACGCCATCTCTTGAAATTGCAAATGTATCATCTGTTACAGAACTATCAGCACCGATTCCCATGTCCCAATAATGGGTTGCGGCTGTATCGGAAGCCATCCTTACTCTTGCACCAGCACTATTACCAGTAAAACCATTTGAACCATTCCGCATAAATGGAAGATGAGGAGAAATAATAGCAACATACTTATCAACTGTTGTGCCATATAGAGTCGGCATAGTTGAAGCACCAGCCCAAGATGATGATGTATAACCTACAACGGCTTTGTTTGTATTATCACCAACGGTCAAAGTTCCTGTGACATTTAATGCACCATTAACATCACCTAATGTTAATGCTCCTGCTGGACCTGTTTCACCTTGAATACCTTGAATTCCTTGACTTCCTGTTGCGCCTTGAATACCTTGACTTCCTGTTGCGCCTGTTGAACCAGTTGCGCCTGTTGGTCCTGTGGGTCCCATTACAGGATATCCACCACCAACATTGAAAATACAACTATCTAATGATACCCAAATATTTAAACCAAGAGCTGGCATAACATTTCCAGTAGTATAAATATCTATTCTTCCAGTAGTTTGATTTGAAATAGTAGATACAAGTTTTAAAACATTTGGCCTATAGCCTACTGGAAGTGTGAATACAGTTGCACTTATAGTTCCTCCTGATATCATGCCTTCTATAAAAACATTACCCGCACTATCCTTACGAAATCTTGTCGTTCCAAATCCATTATTATAATTAACCCAACCATTTTGAAATGCTGGTTCTCCTACTGCTCCTACATAATGCCAATCTGTATCATATTGAGCACCTGTTATTGTGGAGTATTTACTGTTCCTATTGTTCCTGGATTATTTAATAATATTGGGTCTTCAAATTTAGACATTTAGAATCCTCATAAATAAATTAGAGTAGATATTTCTACCTACTCTAATTAGTTAATTTATTTAATTTTATTAAACTGATGCTGTCTCTGTGTAGTAATAGCAATATAGTGTATGATATCCAGTCGCTCCTGCTGTTCCTGCACCACCAGTAGCACCAGTACCACCAGAGCCATAATCACCACCTCCATAACCACCAGCACCTCCATAACCACCTTGACCATTAGGCCCATTAGCAGGGGAAGATGCCGCACTTGCCCCTCCCGAAGCATAACCAGGAGAGCCACATCCAGCAACCAATCTATTACCATTAGCACCGGGGTTACCATAATAGTAATAAATATTATGACCTAAAAAACTTTTTATTTTCATCCCTTGTCTCCCCCCCTCATTATTTGGAATCCAATCTTCTCCAAATCCACCATAAGAGTACATATTATAGTTAAAAGACTCAAAAATACCCCCACCTGAAGATAACGCTTCTCCACCATTAATGAAAAGTTTAGATGCTTGAGTACTAAAAGTACCTGATGTTCCTATTGTCGGATTACCAGCATTTTGATTAAACCCCTGAGAGGCACCAGAACCACCAGAAAAACCAGCTTGACCAGTACTAGTAGCAATGCTTAGAGTTAAAGAAGTTCCTGTTGTTATTGTTGGATATGTAAAAGTACCACTAGCAGAAGGCACAGCAGTAGAGTAACTTGGAGCGGTCCCAGGAACACCACCTCCTCCACCACCTCCACCAGAGGAACGCCAATCCCCATAGCCATTATAATCAAAACACATGTAAGCTCCGCCGCCACCACCACCACCTAAGCCGCCTAAACCCCCAGCACCACACGCATAAACAGAACCACTTACACGAGGATATTGTGCACTAGAAACATATAAAGGTTTAGAAATAGGAACAGTATATCCATTATAAATAGCATCTGAATGATATAAGTATTTAGGACCAGCATATAAAGTTTGACCACCAAATCTAACTTTAAAAAATCTGACTCCATCACTTTTACCATATTGGCTATCGGCATATAACATTAAATAATAATCAGTACTACCATATCTTACTTTCATAGTAGCGGTTTGTGCTATTGAATTTCCTGTTGTAGTAGTATAAAGAGGTATATCTACTCCTGGTAATGTCTTAACATATGCGTACATAGCCGCAGTTACATCTAAACCAGAATTAAAAAATAGGTCTAAAAACTGATTTTTTGTTTCTATTTTATTAGCTGATAGCTCTTCATATTTAAGTAATTCTGAATTAAACTTAGATGTTTTACCAGTAGTCTTATCAAATATAAATGTAGGTTGAAATACAGCTATTTGGCCTTGTATATTTTTACCAATAATTTTATTATTAATATCCTTAGCATAATCAGAATTAGCTTCTGGAATAGAAATAAACCAAAAGTCCTTTTCTAATAATGATAGATACTCAGGAGCTTCATCAAATAATTCTTCTTCTGTTTTAATAGTTTTAGAATAAGATATAGGGTCTGTATTGGTTGAAAGATTTACACTTGTATCTAATAGTATTTCTTTACAACTTTCATCTTTATATGTTCTTAATGCACATGAAGCAAAAAAAGCTTGCTTAGAAAAAGTCATAGAATCTATTCTAGTATAAGACCCCGGTATTAAAAAATTTTTGAAAGCCATTTATATTCTCCTTATTATTTTCCGCCACAACCACAATCGGCTGAAGTATTTACACATTCTGAATAAAAAGCTAAGTAGTTCCTACAGGTATCTAAACACTTGTAAGGGTTTACTTCTTTTTTAAAAACTTTCCTATTCATAATTAAATCTCTTGAATACTCCTCAGAGTTTTCAAAATTACTACACTTATATACTCTATTTTCAACAAAATCAATAAGTATAGATTTATGCTGATTATAACATTTATCAATAGGATATTTATAATCAACTTTCTCTAAAGAACGAACAATATAATTAATTAGTAATAGAGAGGACTCCTGAACTTTACTCTTATTTTTATATAGAGTATCTCTAACTATTCTATAATCATTTAAGTCTAGTTTATTATAAACAGTATTACTAACAAACTTAGACATCTGTACTGGGTCAACATAAATCTTATTAGTAGTAGGAATAGTATCCAACATTGTTTGTATTTTAGATAAATCAGATTTAGTTACTACTATTAATGGATATATTTGTTCATTTTGTCTTATTAAATAATTATCAGTAACATGATAAATATATTTAGTTTTATACTTATTTATATACCTAAAGTTTGGATGAGAAAATAACTTTCCATTTGTATATATCTTTACTGAGTCTAATTTGTTGATTAGACCAGACTCATAGACTATTTCTTCAATACTATTCCAAATAGCTTCAGACCATAATCCAGGTTCCCCACCAGAAAAGCTTAGAATAGGGTTTTTAAACTTATCGATTACCCAAGGAATTTCTGATTCTAACCTACTGATAACCAATTCATTATCAATAGTCTCAACAGAGCTAGGGTCATTACAATACTTACAATTAAGATTGCATTTCCCTCCCAGTTTTATATTTATTTCCATACTTCTTTTCCTTATATTAAACTAATATAATTATTATATAAATCTTAACTTTAAGAAAAAGGAATAAACCCAATTCTTTTACTAAGGATTCTCAACTTTTCTCTCTGTTCAGTAGAACTTTGTCTTGGTGGAGTTAATGATAAATTACCTAAAATATAATTATCAGTAATATAACCAAAAGAAGCACCAACAAGATATAAAACTCTTCCTAAAAAGGAGTCCTCTAACCCCCATTCCCCATCAAAATCAGAATGGAAGCATCTCCTTTTCATAATTTCTAACTTTCTTACTTTTTTTAAATATTTAGTAGAAATCACTAACCCACAAGAAAATATCAAAAAACGAGAAATTGGATTCCCTATTTGGATTTCCACTTTATTTCTTATATCTATTTCGCATAGAAACATTGCACATGCCTTTTTTTCTAAATAATTTTCTAAACTTGTTTTAGAAACAACTTTATTAGTTATTCTATCACCATCAAAGAATAGAACAGCATCATAATCTTTTTCTAATATTACATCTAATCCCAAATCTCTCATTTTTCCTGCTAGGAACCCTTCACCAACACTATTTACAATTACATTAGTCTCATTACATAGTAGTTTTTCTGAATCATCTGTGCATCTATCTAATACCCAATACCTATCCTCACTAGGAAACTCTTTAAGCTGATTAAGCATTTTATCAATAAAAGGTGCTTGATTTTGATTAATTACTAATGTAGCTATCTTCATATACTATTTAGTAATTTTTATACAACTATAAATTTAAAGTTTTTTAAGGAATCTAAAGAGATTAATTTACTGCTTAATGCTTGTATAATTTGAGTTTGATTAATATTTATGTTTGTAGAACTCCCCTCTAATGGTCCTTTTACTTTAATATCAGTAGTAAATCCTATTTTATTACCTAAACAATGAAGAACTACACCTAGAAAATTATCTTCTGCACCCCATCTTCCATCAAAAGCAGAATGAAAGCACCGTCCTTCCATAATTTTCATTTTTCTTACTTTTTTTAATACTGTTGTTTTTATTACCATACCACAAGAAACCAATTTAGAATAAAGAAATGTACTATAAATAAAATCATGTTCACGATAATCAAATAGGGTGCAAGAGAATTGAAGTGCATCAACTAATAACATCTTCTCCCTTATCTGTTCTAAATTAAACTCTTTTTCAGGAACTCTATCACCATCTAAAAAAATAACATAATCATAATCTTTTTCTAATATTACATCTAATCCCAAATCTCTCATTTTTCCTGCTAAGAAACCAAAACCTTCATTATTTATGATAACATTTTCATCATTAAATAGTGTGTAACTATCATCAGTACATCTATCTAATACCCAATACTGGTCTTTTTTAGGGATATTTTTTAATTTAGATTGTATTAAAGGAATTGAATCAATTTGATTATTACTTATGATTAAAGAGGCTATTTCCATTAGCTAAGTGCTCCAAATAAAAGAATGTTTCATGAACACAAGTATTACAGGATTCTTTAGGAAAAAGAGATTTATTAGTAACTAAATTTAATAACATTTTTTTAGAGTAAGGTAGTGTATCAGAAAAGTTACAACATTTATAAAATACTCCTTCAGATACATCAATTATTATTGAAACTCTTTGATTATAACAGACATTTCGTAGCATATCTAACCTATTATTTTTTAGAGCACTATAAGAAAACATAATTTCATCTAAGCTATTCTTAGATATTTTTGACTCATACTTTAAGCACATTGATAAAAGGTTTTTATAATCATCTAAATCAAATCTTTCTGTTTTAGGTAGTTTAACAGAATGAGAAACCTGTACAGGGTCAAAATGTATATTAGAAATCCAAGGATTTAACTCAAAGAATATAGGTATGTTCTCAATATCTTTTTTTGATAATACTGCCATTAATTTAATATTATTAGTAATTTCATTATTTAATGACTCAGGAAGCTTAATAGCTTTACCAATATGAGGAGCTACATGCCAAATAATTTCTATATTATTTTTAGATTGGATAAAACTAAGTACTTCTTTATTTTCAAAGATACTTCCATTAGAGAATATTCTTATTTTAACAGTAGGTAAACATGAGGTTTCAATTATTTTCCAAATTTCATTCCATAACCTTGAAGACCATAATCCAGGTTCCCCACCAGAAAACTCAAGCGTAGGTTTAGGTACAGCTTTAAATAAATAATTTATATTCTCTTTTAACCAAATAATAAAAGCATCTTCAGAAATATGCTTACTATTTTTTTTATCTTGGTTACAGTAATCGCAATCCCAATTACAATCTTTATTAAACTTTAGGTCTATATTCATTATTCAACTCTCTATTAGAAGATTTAAAACTTGCATAATTAAAGCAAGAATCACAATAATTAGTCTTAATAGGAATTTTTTTAAAAAAGTAGTTAATAAAATTTTCTTTAGTTAATTCTATTTTATCCATTCTATTACAACAAGCGTAAATACAATTTTCTCCTATGTCTATATATACAAGTTTACATAAAGTGGAACAAACTTTTCTATAGGAGTTTATTACATCCTTATTAGCACATTCTAGTTTTAGAATAGCTTCATCTGCTGATGATTTAATAATTTTAGGTTCTTTATAGCAATATTCAATAAAAGTTTTAATTTCTTCATTATTAAACTCAAGATTATTATATTTTTCTATAGGAGGGTATACAGCCATAGTTGTATTTATTTCTTTTATCCAAGAATTATTTTTAATAAATTGGTCTAAAAGTAATAAGTTTTTTTTGTCTATAACTACTAAAGGCTTGATGTTTCTATTAGTTAAATAAGTATATATATAAGATTTCTTAACTTTATCACTTAAACTAATATTAACATGCCATAAAAACTCTGCTTTAGAAAAACATTCCATAGCAATTTTGTTTTCAAAAACTAATCCATTTGTAAAAATAGATACTTTGGCATTTGAGTATTTCAGAGCATTACTAAATGCTAACCAAATGGCATTAGACCACATCCCAGGTTCTCCTCCTATTAATTGAATACGGGAGGCTTTTGATATTTCTACATACTTTTTTACATTGGTATCTATCCAATTTATAACTTGTTCTTCTGTTTGAGTAGTATTATTTCTTTGAGTACAATAATCACAATTCCAATTACACCCAGCATCATATCTAAATGATATTCTCATTCTATTTTATCCTATTTTACTTTATTCTTATGTTTTTAAAAGTTTTTCTCTAAATAAAAAAATATTAAATTCCAACAATCCTTACATTCTTTTCGAGAGAAAATAAGAGAAGGGTGATGTAGAACCCCTTTTATGTAATTTGATTTATTTAAGTCTAGTCTTTCATGAGCGTAGCAACAACCATATATTTTATTAGTAACTATATTTAATATTACTGAATTTCTTTGCATAGAACATTCTTTCCTTATATCATCGATATCAGTATTTATAATAGCTTTTCCAAATTCTGCCATTTGTTTACTTATATCAGATATTTTTGGGTTTGAATAAAATATTTTTAATAATCTTTTATAATCATCAAGACTAAATTGGTCTGATTCTTTTCTAAGAGTTGGAGAGATTTGGGATATACTAATATTAAGTTTAGTAATCCAAGAGTTGTTATTTATAAACTCCTGTATAGAATCAATATCTTCTTTATCAATAACAACCAATTCTTGTACATTTTTAGAGAATGTTAAGTAATTATTAGGAACTTTAATTTCAGTTTTTTCTCTAATACTAGGAGTTAAATGCCAACGATATCTTATATTCTCTTGTTTTTTTATTTCTGAAAATATGGGTATTCCAAATACTAAGCCATTTGTCATAATAAGAAAAGTAATATTATTAAATTTTTGTATTTTTAATAATAACACCTTCCAAATAGCTTCAGACCATAACCCAGGCTCTCCACCAGTAAAACTGATATGTACTTTAGGTGTTATTTTAGCATAATAATCAAAATTATTATTTATCCAATTAATAAAGATACTATCATCATAATGTTGATGATTTTGAATACAATAATTACAGTTCCAATTACAACCTGAATTAAATTTAATTGCTAAATGCATATAAAGTTAGTTAATTTATCCAAATAGCTCTATCAGTAATGCTAGTAGTGCTAGGGATAACTAAAGTTCCTGTAACAGTTAATCCACCACTAGCATTTAAAGTTCCTGGGATTGTTGTATTTCCGCTTCCATCTAATAGTGTTAATGTTCTTGCCGCAGTAGTAAACGAATCTGAATATTGTCTAACATAAATAGGTTCAGTTCCGTTATCAGCAGTAGCTATTTCTAACCAACCAGCATCAGCGGCACCACCTGTTGCTATTCTAAATGCATCAGATGTAGCCATAGCTCCACCTAAAACAACACCAGTAGAACTTGCGGCTGTATCCCTAAAAAATCCTAATCCTGAATAAATCTTTTTAGCAGAAGCTAATCCACCAGCTAAAGTAACTGAACCAGCTATTGAGGAAGTAGCGTCTGTATCTAAAACGAAATTAGTTATTCCTGTTGATAATAATTGTAGTCTGGGAACTCCTACAGACTTTAAGTTAAAATCAGAAGCTTCTACAGTTCCTATGTTTAAGGCTCCTGTGCCTTTATGAGTAATATCTGTAATTCCATTAGCTGTATTATTTCTAGTTACTAAAAATCCTTGAGAATAAGTAGAGTCTGCTTTTAATGCTAATGACGCTGAACCAGTTGTTGCTGTTGAGTCTACAGTAAAAGTAGCTGTGGAATAAGCTACAGGAGGTTGTAATACTGTATCTCTTCCTAATGTAACTAATGCAGAAGTAACTTTCATAGCTTCTGTATTTGTTCCTATTCGTAAAAACCCTTCATTGGTAGCATTAGAATATAAGTTTAACCCTGTATAAGAACTAAAATAGGTAGTGTCTTTAACTAATAAAGATTTTCCTATTGATGCTCCACCCCATACAGTTAATGCCGCTTCTTTTTCAGAAGTAGTATCTGTAGTAGAAATAACTGTTAATGATGAAGTTACTGCACCAACTTTCTCTCCACTCTTTTCATTGAATAATAGATTAAGCTCTGGTTGAGTTAAAGCTTTATTATAAATACGAGCTTCATCAATCATACCCTCGTAATAATAAGTAGAACCAACATTATTTTTAATGTAAGTATTATTACCTAAATACTTATCAGTAGTAGCAAAACTGACCCCTGCTGATAATGTTGTTGAAGTTTCCCCAACATAAATATTATTCATATAGAAGGATAACTTTCTAGTAGAACCATTATAAATCATTACCGCATGATACCAAGTATCCCTAGTAATTACAAATGGGATTAATAATTCTGAAGTACCATCTGAAGCATACGCTGATATAATATTATTTGTAGAATCTCTAATAATACCATAAGGTTTACTTGCTGTTAATGAACCTACTGAGAATAATGAGAATTTATCTGTTGCTGACCATGAAGAGGTAGCAGGAATACTAAACCAACAAGACATTGTAAAAGAAGTATTAGTAGTAAAGTTCTCTGAAGTAAAATTAACTGAGCTTCCTGATTTAAACTTTAATGCTCTTCCCTGCATCCCACTAACAGGTAATACCCCTACCATTGAAGCATTATTCATATTATTAGAATCATCTAATAACTCTGAGGTATATGCACCAGTACCAATATAAATCCAGTCTATAGCGAAAGAATCTCCTGTTGATGCTGTATCATTAGCTCTAATTGAGAACTCTGTAGCAGTATCCGCTTGTAATAATACTAAATCTACAATATTAGATTTACCATTCTCAATAACGAATGCTGTATTATATTCTGTAGAAGAAATCGTGTAATAAAAACCATAGTTGACTCTGGAACCTGAGACATTCCTTATCTTTAGTCTTACATATTTTTGGTCAAAGCTTAAAGTTCTAGTTGCTCTAAATGGACCATTAACAGTAGAAGTAACAACTAATTCCCCATTAGATACAGATAGATTAGCTGATGACCCTGTAAAGGAATCTGTAGTAGCAAAGACATCTTGTAAGTAGTTTCTATTAGTAGGAGAATCCGGTATTAATCTAACATTATCAAAAGAATAGTAATTCCTTAAATTCTCATCAGATATTTTTGAACCGAATAATGTATTTATTTTATAATCAGTAGTAGAATCTAAATACCTATTAACTCTATCTGTTTTACTAACAATAATTTTTATTGTCCAAGTATTATCAATAGGATTAACGCCTGTTCCTGATGAGTAAGCTAATCCTTGAGCGCCATATCTAATTCTAATTGAGTTTAAATCAATATACTCATATGTATATCCATATACCTTATCAGTAATATTTGTGAACTGGAATAAGTCAGGAATTGAATATGTTCCTACTGCTGATTTATAAGCATACATACGAACAGATAATTCTTTAAATTGGTCTGCTGAAGTTAAATCTAATGTAGAAATATCTACAACAGGATTAGTTGCTGGATTATAAGTTTCCCAAGTTGTGTTTGAAGGATATTCAACACGAGAAATTGCTGTAACAAATGAAGGATTTTGTCCAAAGGCTTTATACTTAATTTGGTACTTTTCAGCACTAAGAGTATTCATATCTTTTAATATAAAATCAGTATTATCAATACCACCCCATAGATTTCCAATAACATCATAAAGAGCTTGATATTCAGGATTTGTAACTGCATCATAAGCTGTTCCATCCATTAATAAACAACCAGAATCAGAAGTTGGTTGTGTTGGGAAGTCTATTAATGATATAGTTCCTAATGGTGCAGTATCTGTAATGTCATAAGCGGGTTGAATAGAAGCAATTATTTCTGTTGCGGATAATGCTAATCCAACATTAATATAAGAATCATAATAGGGGTTTATTGAATTAATATTCTGTGTAGTTTCACCAAAATTAGCAATATCAGTACCAGAAGCATATACAGGAGAACCAGGAACTAATCCTGTAAATCCTTGTACTAATCCTAATCTACGAATAATAACTTTAGCGTTTGTTAATAATGTTCCAGTATTTACTAAGAACCCTACAACATTAGTTTTTAATACGGATTTTTGTTTAGAAGCTAAATATACTTTACCATCATCCGTTTCTGCCATTAATAATGGGTCACCAGCAGTAGTGATATCCTCACCTAATGTATATTGGTTTTCAGTATAACCTAGAGGACCACGAGAGTCACCTTCTAGTTTAATTACCATTTTATTAGCAGAAACAATTTGTCCTACTGATAATAGGTTATTACCATCTAAGGCGGCTGTATCTCTATCAGTAGTTAAACTACCATCAGGAGTATCAGCAACATAAACTGTCTTACCTGTATTCCCAGCGAAACAAGCAGGAGCAGAACTATATGTATATAATCCTTCTCTTTGAATTTCAATTGGGTCACCGTCAACAGTTGTAGTATTTAGTGCTATACCAATTACTTTATCAGTTAATTCAGAATCTGTAGCATATACTTTACCAGCAGTTGTCCCTGTCCAAGCGGCATTACCTACTGATACGAAGTCACCAGCAGTAATAGCTTCACCAGCTACTAACCAAGTTTGTGAAGGTTGAGTATAATCAGTTCCATCAATATTATATTTTAATGTTTTTGTATCTCTGTTAAGCCAAATATCACCTGACTCTGAAAAAGGTAAGTCTGCCATTTTTATTCCTTACTTAATTATTAATTCATTTAATTGCTGTACTGCTTTTATTAGTAGTCCTATACAATTAGTAATGTCCATAGCATTCTTTTCAGGAGTACTTAATAAGGGATTAGTATCCTCGGCTATGAATCCTATCTTAGGTAAATCTAAGTTTGTCTTAAAATTATAATCAACTATCTTTGTATCAACTAAAATCTTTAATGCGTCACTTAAAGTATCAACTATATTGGTTTTCATTTCTCTTGATGATGTTGTATTAACATTAGTAGCATAGAAGTTTCCATTATAGTTTAATCTAGTTGAAGCTGAAGGGTTTGTAGTTCCTGCGTAGAAGCATCCATCACGGACAGATTGCCCATAAATTTTTAATGTCCCAGCTACTCCAACATTAAAAGCACCAAAGTTACCATTATATTGTAAATACTTAGTAAGGTCATTAGGTGATGTAGGATATTGTAATGAAACTAAAGCATCACCAGAATCAATCATAGTTCCATAATATATGGCTAAATCGTTTTGAGTAACACTAGAAGTTGTGTCATCAAAATATACTTTTGTAAATGTAGAGTTTCCTGTTACTTCTAAATCATTAGATAATGTTGTTAATCCACTAGCAGTTAAAGTAGTAGCTGTTATTGCGTTAAACTCTGCTGTTGTATCAGTTACTATAAATGTTCCTGAAGAGAAATGTGCGTTTCCAACTACAATTAAATCACTTGTAGCAAAATCTGAAGTAACTAAATCTGCTATTGTTGCTGTAGTAGTAACTAAGTCTGTAGTTAATATTTTTGATGTACTAAAAATACCATCATAATTTAATGTATAATTTGTATGTGATGGTTTAGCTACATGATACACAGGGGAAGTTCCAAGGAATTGATTTGGATTATACCCCATAAATACTAAACCAGGGAAAGTACCATCATCTTTAAATAGAATCTTTGTAGCGGGATCAATACCAGCTATTGCTATTTTAGTTGAAGAATAAGGAATAAACTGGAAGGAATTAGAAAAATTAAATATAGAGGATTCTATTAAACACAATACATCCTCAATAAAGGACTGTCCAACTATATCAATTATTTCTATTCTAGTAGCACCGTTCTGAGCTTTATCTTCATTTCCTAATAGTATTAAGCTTTTATACCCTTGTGAGTTATCTACTGAAGCTGTTATTTTAGTAGATATTGCTATTCCTCCAAAAGTTTTTGCACCGAACTCTGTAGTTAACATTGATACTAAGTTTTCAATAGTTGTAGGTTTTACAGGAACTTCAATTTTTACTAGCTCAGAATCTTCACAATCATTGAATCTAATATAAAAACCAGGAGTATAAGGAAGAGTACTCCAATCAGCAACATTATAAGGAGTTGTAATAAAGGCATTACCACTACTCATGTTGGTAGTAGAAAGAAAACTAAAGTCGTTAACACCACCACTACCATTATTATTTAACTTATCATTAGCATAATCACAAAATTCTTGTAAGGTATATGTATGAGTATTTGAATCTAAAGATACTTCATAAAAAGCTGAATCTGTTCCTAATGTAGTAATTCCTTCATCAATAGCTACATGAAAAACTTGAGGAATACCAGAAGTAATAGTTACTGAGGAACCAATATCACCAGCAGGAATTAATAATAATTCAGAGCCACCATATAAAGCTCCTTCTAATTCTTGATATCCATTATATTTAATATATCCTGAAGCTGTTTCTGCGGCAATTTTAGGTAAGCTTTCTATTACTGTAACTCTTTCTTGATGATTAGTTAAGCCCTCTGCTAAATAAAAGAAGTTATCATGAACTTGTTGTCCTGATAATGGAACTAAAATTGAGGTAAAATCACCAGGATTAGCACTAAAAGTAAATTCTTTACTTAGTTGACCTGTAACTATTGGGTTACCACCAAAGGTTACTGTCTTTTCTATATAATCAATACTAGTAACACTACGAAGGTCGAAACCAGTTACACCAGAACAAAGAATACTTTGTCCTACAGATAAAACTGTTAATTGAGCATTAGAGAATCCTGTAATTAAATTACTATTACTAGGTATATTTAGACCAGTATATACATATGTAGGTCTAATATTATACTTTTCAACTGTAGTTAATTTCGTGTAGTCAAAGTTCCAAGGTGTTGCCATTTATTATTTCCTTATTCCTAATTAGTTATTATTGGTAAACTTAATATACAGGTAATTTAAACCTAGATACACTTTCAGGAACACCTATTTGTTGTAATAAAGGATTTACAATTAAACATTCACTAGGCCAAATTGGTGTTGTTGCTAATAAACCATTACGAGCACGAACAGCGAATAAAATTGAGTACCCCTGGTCTAAGAATGTAAAGTTAAATCCATCGATAAATGTTTCTACCGTAATAAACCCTGCTATACTTTTTAAATATGATTCCCATGCTAAATAAGGGGTATTAACAGCATCATCATTAGTCTCTGTTTTTATTCTTAATACATCAATTTGGAAATAATCAGAAGCAACTCCAACAGTAACAGTAACAGGAGTAGGCCAATTGGTTGCTGAGTCACAAGTTAATGTAGAAGTATTACTTATATAAGTATCACCTAATAAGCAATTACCTCTACCTATAGTAATAGACAACCCGTCACCACTAAATGTAGTTTGGAAGTTATTATTAACTTCATATAAGTTTTTTAATACATTTCTATGCTCTTGATATTGATATGATACTTTGTATGAAGAAAAGCTATTTTTAGCTACACTATGATTTAAGAATGTAGCTAGGATAAGGTCACCATTAGCAATTATTTCATTTCTATTACTTAATGTATTAGTAAAAATCTGGAAGTCTACATAAATGTTTGTAGAATCTGATACATTGTAATCCCAAATACCTACTAATAATAATGAATCTGCTAGACCATAAGTAACTACATTATTTAAATCTGTTGAGGTTAATGTTACTACTGCATCGGATTGTAATACAACTTTACCAATAATAGGCTCACCTAAATAAGTTTTTTGAAATAATAATGTAGTTCCTGCAAGAATATTAAAATCACAATTGGTGCTAGGTGTACCTATAGTAGCAGTAACATCACAGTTATATACCCCTGGCTCAAATAAACTATTTAATAATTTATTAGCATTGTAAGAAGTTAAATCCTGAGTAGGATTAAAACTTACTTGTTGAGAACCATTATCAGTCTGTGTCGGTACAGAAATATATGCCATTTTTTATCTCCAATTATTAAGGAAGCTCTAATAAACAATTAAATGTTAGATGGAATTCTTCCGTATTATAAATAATAGGAGGAAATGTTCCATATGCTACTAAGTTATTATTAGAATTAAATATTCCTACTTCAGTAATCCCAACAGTTTTTTCTGAGGACTCTGTACTAAAATTAGTAGAGTATGAACAAAGTAAATTTCCGTTCTGAGATATTACTCCTGTTCCGTTAAAGCCTATTGTTTTTCCTAATAAAGAATCTAATCCTATTTTTAGTTTTACTGTTAATATTCCTGTTTTATGATCTAAATCTGCATATACAGGATTTACTAATGATATTAATTCTAATTGAATTATACCTTGTGTATTACTAGAGGTATATTCACCTACTGCAAAAATATCACTATCTGTTATTTCACTATTTGTAGATAAAGTAAGTCCTGAATATAATTCTCCATTAGCATCATATCCTTCATAAACAGAAGGTAATAATACATATTTATTTAATGCTTTACTATAGCTCTCTTGTAATACTACTGACCTATTATAGGTGATATCTTGAAAAGAATCATAGAAATTAAGATTAATAATAAACTTACAATTACCAGGAGCTAGAAAGGTATGAGGAAGTTGAATTGTAGTTGTTGTACTTGTTATTGCATTCGATTCAGCTATAGAAAAAAGAACTGGAATAATTCTTTGTTCTTCAAATTTCTGAGGGTGAATAGAAGTAACTACTGCTTGATAACCATTAATAGTATTAATATCATAATTACCAATTATTGATTGGAATACTGGATTAGAAACATCTGTAGGAGCGGGTTTTTCAGCTTCAGTGTCATCAGAAAAATAAGATAAACCAAGAGAACCTGTTCCTAGTCTTAGGTAGGAGGTAGTTCCGACTCCCCAATTATTGTTAAATACTTGAAATCTAGCTTTGATATTAGGATGAGTATATTTAGTAGTACCATTTACTTGTAATACAGGGTCATCAATATATTTACCAGAATTACTAGCAACTAAAGATATCTGAGTTCCTATCATTGCTGAAGTTGAAGCTTGCTCTACATTAGGTAATAATTCCTTTACATATAAAAGCCAAGGATTATCCATTAAACATTCATTAGTTCCTACAGAGTTTGTATGAGATAAAATAGAATCAGCATTTAATTCTATCATTAAGCCTTTAGCATCAACACCGAATTCTAGTCCATTGTCATAATGGAGGTCAGGGTCATCATAACTACGTTGTGTATCATATTTATAATATATCTTATCTGATAATAATGAATAATCCTGAACAGCCCTAATTCCTACAGAAGTAGGCCAAACACTGTTAATACCAGGAAGAAGTTTAGAAATATAATTATCAGAAGTATTCTTAGCGAAGAAGTTTGTTACCTTAAAATATTTACCAGTTAACTCAGTGAAGCTACCCATGCCTACATAACCAGAACGTAAAAAAACATAGCCATGATGAAATAGTGAAGTAAATAAATAAGTATAACCTTTAGTTGTACCAGCCCATTTCCTCATTATATAAGAGTTTTTAACGAAATCAGATAACCAACGAGTTTTTATATCAGTGTTATTTGTTAATTCTGTTACTGGTAAATATGTATCTAAATAGTAATAAGAACTGAGTTTATCTAAAACTTCAGGTTTTATTTTTATATTTAGCATATTTAAAATGTTATCTATACGAGAAGAGTATTCTGAAATATCTCCAAAATACTTATCTTCATTAAAGACACATTCTAATAAATATAAATATTCTCTTTTCTGTTTAGCCTCTTCTTTATAAGCATCAATAAAATCTGAATAAAATGTATTTTGTAATAATGAGTGTAGGTTGTTCTCAATTTCTAAACTAGGAATTGGATTATAACTAGTATCTATACTTTCAGTATTTTTTATTTTCTCTGAGTTAGATTCAACTACTTCTACATAATTGTTTACAGGAATCTGAGAATATGTAGAGGGGATTAATATTTTATACTCAGACATTAAGTTATCTCCACTAAGATAGCTTCTTCCGCTAATCTAATTAAACTATTTTCCTCAGTAGGTAGAATAGTTCCTTGATAAAAGTTTTTAGGATATGAATAAGCATGTATCTGAATACAATCATCTAACATCTCAGGGGCTTGATTAGGTAGAATGTAAGTATCAGGAAAAGTAATAGTTGAATCAAATAATGAAGAACCCCAATCTATAGAGATAATCATATCAACATAGTCAAGACTACCATCTAAAATTACAGGATAACCATTTACAGTTCCTGCAAGTAATCCATCAATATTAGAATCATCTACAATGAAATCAATAAAAGTAAATTGAGTAATTATAAATGGAGAAATCCCAGGAGTTTCTGTTTCATCAATATACTCAGAGTTTTTTGTTAAAAAGAATGACCTATTTTTAGTAGATAATGACTCACAAGCAAAAACAACGTCTATCCTCATATAGAAAGGAACACATTCGTATCTTAATATATTTATAAAAGCTGGATTAAATTGAAAGCTTTTCCTAAAAAGAAATTGTTGAGAATCATAAATAAAAGTAGATGTTTGTAAATACTGTTTAGCTAGAATAAAACTTAAAGTTGGAGTAATAATCTCCTTATACATGTTAGTGATGTATGAACTAACATCAATATTTGATATTGATTCTTTAAACTCAGTATTTAGGATACCATAATTATTATTTAATAATGTTTTAATTGAAGTATACAAAGTAGTCTGATAATCAACACGAGATTGGTCAGGTTTTAATTCAGCTTTATAATTATACTGAATATCTATAAAATCAGGAGTAACAAACTTTATTAAATCTAATGAAGATTTTCTATCTGAAATACGAGATAATAAATCTGCTTCAATATTAGTCTCATCAGGAGCATCTCCATAAGTATCAATAGCTGAAAATAATACTGAATCTCTACCTAAATAAGTTCCTGAGTATACTATAGCTTTATAAACATAAGGTATTGACTCAATAGCTTGCTTATATTGTAGTTTAGAGATTATACTTCCTTCTAATAGATACTGCTTAGGAGCTTTACCTCTAATAGATTCTATATCATCTCTATCAGAGCCACCAATTATTTTTGAATAATTTTTATAATAATAAGTAGTATTCTCTATAATAATACTACCATTAACAACACCTATATCTGTTATATTTCCATTTAATCCTAATGTAGATAATCCATCAAAAATTACTATAGAACCAGAAGGAGGAATTTTTCCAGTAACATTATTTCCAAACTTTAATATAAAGTAATCACTATCAGGGTCATTATCATTAAATACATTTATTACTTCATATGCATATGTGTCTGAATCTGCTAAATAAATACTATCTACTTTTTCACAATTAATAATTGTATTATCAGTAAGCTGTAATTGAACAGAAAAATAATTACCAGAGACTGTATCTAATGCCGCTTCAATATCAGACCGAGGTATTTTAATTTCTTGGAAAGGAATACCTAAAAGCTCTTGCCCAACCATAGTTAAACTATCAATTCTAGTACCTTGGATAACAGGAACTTCTACATACTTACCGTCTTTTACAAAGGTAACATCTTCTGTTACTAATAAAGGAATAGAATAAGGAATTACAGTTAATGCTGGAATTGTAACTTCATCATGAGTATTACTAAGATTTTCTAATTCACCTACAGTTATTGCTGTTAAATCTTCATAAGCAAAATGTAAATATCCAATAGAAGATACCTTTCTATGAGGAGAATACCCAAAGAAACCAGCTTGTTCTGTTGCTGAAGATAGATTTTGTAATTGATTCCAAGTTTTTTCTCTAAATAGATTTTCGGAATACCTAACATCTTCTGATTCAGCTTCACTCAGAACAGTTATTAATGAATCTAATGCACTATCTTCAATTATATTCTTCCAAGAATCCTTTTGAGATAGTCTTGATAATAATCGTGCTTTAATAGAATAGGAATCATAAGATTTCATTTAGTTATTTCTCCGTAATTGTAAATACTATAGGTATTATAAACTTATTATAATCATCTGATAAATATAAAGTAACTTTAAATAGTTTATTCTCAGGTTCAGGAGTAACAATTAGCTCCTTAGTAGTTAGTGAATAAAACTTTTCAGTTATTTGACTTCTTAATAATGTATCTATTTCTTTAGCATAAGACTCAGTTACTTGTTTACCTAATATAGTATCTAAAGGACCACCTAAATTAAGTTTTCTACCATAATCACCTTTCTTAGAAAATAACCATAATTTTAATGCATTCTTAAAAGCTTCTACATCATATAAAACTAATGTAGATGTAGATAATTCTGGTCTGGATACAGAATAGATATTTATAGGAGTAATAGTAGAGTTAGCTAAAGTTGATTTAACAAACCTACAGTATACCGCTTGTGAAGGTAATGGTAGAATAATATCAACATCCTCAAGAGTATTACTAGAAGTGGAGCGACCAAAGTTTAATAATTCAACTTTATTAGTATTATAAAACTTTAAACTAATAATGCCAGATGCTACTGACCATTGCATTTTAATATGAATAATAGTAGATTGTTGTAAATCAATATAAGTATCTATTCCTAATGGTAGTAGTTCTAAAGTAGTAATAGTATTAGGATTCTTATATAAATCTATTTCTGTGGAAGAATAAGAAGAAGAATAATTCTTATACCCCTTATAGTTTAAGTCTGCGTATTTTATATTAGCATTATTCTTTTTAGTTATTACATTCATTTAGTATACTCAAAACTCACTGAATTACATTTAAAAGATACTTGATACACAATAGGTTTAGAATCAGACCATCCTAATGTTAAACTAGGACACTTCTCTATCATAGCAGAATTAGTGCTTATAGTTAATGCTGGCGTATCCATACTATTACCATACGTAGTTATTTTTATATTTCTTTTTTTAGGAGGATTGCTCCCTACTTTATATGTGTTTGTAATAGGGTCAAACATAGAAGTGAACCAATCATTAAGGTATTTCAAAAAATAAAAATCAGAACTTTCCCTTACTGATAATGATAAAGAGTTTATTTTATTACCTTTCTTAATAAAGAACTGTTTAATAGCTTCTGATTGTCCATATTCCATATTGTAACCATCTATTTGGATAGTCTCTACTCGTAATTTGAACTTACTTATAGTAGGTTCTTCATTACCAATAACTATATCATATAGATTACTAAAAGCATTATTATCAGCGATATCAAGTAATGGTGTTATGTTTATTCCCATGTATAATTAGTATAATAAAAAAAGACTTCATTTTACTGAAGCCTTAATTTTAATTAGTTATCATATGGAGTTAGATATTCTCCAAATATAAAATCTGCTTGTATAATCACAGGATTAGCAGATTCTCTAGTAAATGTAGGTTCTACAACATTTTTACAAATAACTTGCTTAAACGTCCATTTAGGAGCAGTAGTACTATCAGCTTCAATAGTACTAAGTGACGTATTTGAATTATAAGATTTTACAACAATCGACCCTAATTTAGTAATGTCTGTGTTAGAAAGCTGAGTAAAATTAATATTAGAATCATACTCATCTTGAAATATTTTTTTCCATGCTTTTAATTTAGTATATAAATACCAATTTGAATCAACCCTAAAAGATAATTGTAATTTTCTTTGTCCAGTAAATTTAGGCTTAATTCTTTTTAATTGAATTGCTTTATAATTTATAGAGTAGGTATCAGGAGCTATAGTAGGAAATGGAAAGTTCTGAATACGAATAGTCATATCATTTGCTAATACTTCTCCATCATATCCAGCAGGGTAATCTTTTATTATAGTTGGAGGAGTAAATGTTACATCAAAAAGATTCGTAAAAGCATCTGGACCAGCATCAACTAGTGTTATTATATTTTGTCCCATTTTAGTTTAAGCTCCTCCTGCTATAATTGGGGAAACTGAAGTACCTACTATATATTTCCCAAACATACATTTACAGTCTATATCAATAGGAGATGAGGAACTTCTGTCAAATTGAGGCTCAACCATATCGTATAACATTACACTACTAAATTGCCAGTAGAGTTCGGGGTCAACTACACCAGAAGTTGATAATGTACCACCATTTGTTGTTGCCGCTTTAATTTTGAATGAACCATAATCACCAGCGGTTACTGAGTTTGATAATGTTCCTAATTTTATTGTATCATTAGAAACATTTGAATAAAGATTTTTCCATTTCTTTGCTAATGTATATAGTCTCCAATTAGCATCTATTCTAATCTTTATAGAAAACTCTCTACTGCCTTCACTAAACATAGCGTTCATTCTAGTAATATCTATAGTTTTGTAATGTGATTGGTATTCACCTAATCCTAGTGTAGGAGGGATAAAATCCATAGCTCTCACCATATAAGTACTAGAAGTTATTGGGTTAGCCGCCTCTACATTCTCAGGTAAAGTAATTTCAACATCATAGAGATTACTAAAAGCATCAAATCCTGAAGTAAGTAATATTTCTAAATTATCTGACATAGTTTATCCTTAATAAATTAGTAGTTTTCATTCTTTTTATACTCCTAATTTACTATAGGTTTGTAGTTTGATTTACGTTATTTAAGACCATTTCTACATATTCAGCAAATGGAGTTACCTTTACTCTAACTTTAACTACGAACTTATTCTGCATCTTAGTCTCATCATTGTTAACAGAAACATCGTTAATTAAAACTTTAGCATCAGTCCATATTGCTGTAGCACCTTGTAGTCTTTTATTAACAATAATTTCGCATTGTGATTGTCTTAATTCTAAGTAGAATGGGCTTATTGCTTTACCAATCTGAGGAATTAATATGTTTTGTTTTATTTCTCTCTTTAGTAAATCAAAAGCCATAGCATGACCTAAGAAAGACCAATCTGTTAAGAAAATAGCAGAAGCGGCTGTTTTTTGTGAAGTTAACATTAATCCGTAGAAAGAATCTTTAACAATAGGATTAACACCAGCGGCATCTAGTGTATCTAAATGGTCTGCTGTAAACTTATATTTAGCTTTCTTTACTGAACGATTTAATTGTCCACCTAAACCACTACCATCATTAGTAAACATTGGGGCCGTGCCGCCTAATTTAATATCCATTATCTTAGCTAAATTAGCGGCAACTGTTCCAATAATAGGAGTATAGTAATCGTCTCCATACGCATCTCTAACTAAGAACTCATTACAAGTATAGGTTAATCCACCTAAAGTATTTGGTAAAGAAGCTCTAGTAACAGCAATAGCGGCAACAGCAGTACTAGTATCTGAAGAAGCATTTTTAATAGGAGCTACAAATGTGGCTGTAAGATGTATCCCTGACCGTAATGATGCCATTGTTGTCTTTAATGAATCAATACCTGAGTTATCAAAGAAGATATTAACTTCTTCATAATCTGGGTCATTAGCTTCAGTCCAACCTAATGCTAGTGTTCCTGCTAAATCTGAGGAATCTACGAAGGTAGAACTAAGAACAACACGAGTTCCTGTAACATCTTTAGTAATAGGAGAAGAGAAGTTCCAAGTTCCGGTTGTATCAAAATAATCTTGATATACTTTTGAACCAATATACCATAATGTTTTATTAGCAAATACATCTTCATAGAATAATGATTGGTTATAACCATCAACAGCAGTAGGCTCAGGAGAACAAATAATAGTTGAAGAAGTATATTCTACTGTGCTTCCATCTGTTTCAGTAAAACTAAATGAAATTGTATTGTAATAAGGATTATCAGTTAAAGGAACTCCAACTTGTTCATCTAAATCTACACCTTTAAAGGTAAAAGATGTTCCTGTTTGTCTAGGAGAGTTCTGATAGAAAGTTTGAATTACAAACTGTTCGATATTTAATAACCAAGAAACACTTGTTAATGTAACATTAGCAGGAGTAGATAAAAATACATCTAAGTCACCAGCACCAGTAAAGTCTAATGTTTCTACAGTAGCATTACCAGAAAGAACTATTTGGGATGTAGTAGTTCCAACAACAATATCACCAACAACAATATCAGCGGCAATAGCTCCACCAGAAAGGTTTACGTTCCCTATATCTGTAGAAACTACAGTACCAACTATTTTTAATTTTACTAAAACAGTTCCTGTAGCACCAGGAGTATGTGCTGATAATGGATAAGATATTTCTATTTTAGATACACCTGTACCAAAATATTCATTTTTGATTGATGCTATTGTTAAATCATTAGTAGCGTAAGCTTTTGTAGTTCCTGTACTTAAAGGAGATAGAGAATTACTTGCTACTACTCTTGCTAAGAAATTTGGATTCTCAGGGTCAGTAACTTCATGAAAGTCCTCAAAAGAAGCTAAGGTTGTTGCATAAACTCCACCATAATAATTGGTTAATTCACTCTTAACTCCTGGTGGTGCTGAAACGTATAAAGAATAGTTATTATTAAATTCAATCATCTCTTGAATATCTGGGTAATCTTTAGTAGGATTACCAAATCTTGCTCTTAACTGATATTCAGCACCTTGAGGGAATTTCATAGGGATAGTATTTCCTCTAGGAGCTTTAATTGTTGTATAACCAATAATAGCTGTGTCTCCACCAGGAAGGTATGCGCTGTCATTCTGGTCAATAAAATTTATACGATTTGTTTGCACGGTTATATTCCTCACTTAATATTAGTAATAATTTCATTTACTATACCTAATTAGTAATTAGCTTAGATGGTAGGATTGCTCTTCATTTAGAATAAAAGCCCTATCATTCCTTTTAAAGTCTTCTGGTTCTCAGGGTCAACAGTTTCAAATGTTTTAGATAACTTTACGACTTGCCCTGTTAACGAAGTAAAGTAAATATTAGCAATATATGTAGATTCAGGCTCTAACTCAGTAAAACTATATGTTTTATTAGTTGTAGTTACATACGCTTGTAAACCATTATTTAACATAACTAAAACTTCTGAAGCATAATTAGGTAGTGCTAATACATTATAATCCCAAACTAATGTTGCTGAAGTTTCTGTTATCGGAGTTACATCAAAGGTAGCTGATAATGTTGGGTCAGGAGTAAATTGTGATATAATATCCATAACTATATTTTCTTCATTTAATAATGGGTCATTTTTATAAGACATAAAATCTAATATTGACTCTCTAGTAATAAAGAACTGACCGATTTCTGATTCTGCTGGCATTACTTCAAACATATTTGAAGCTGACCCTGAAGCATATTGGTCCATTAAGACTGACTTAATATTAATTGAAGCTCTAATAGTTATAACTCTATTCTCTTCTAACCATTCTTTTTCTTTATATTCATTAGTCCAATTTAGGTTTTCTACAGTGAATATAATAGGGATATCAATATTATAGTTTTTATATTTTAATCCAGAATAAGCAAATTGCTTTGGAGTAGGATTCTGCATCCACATTAATATATCATATGCATTTTGGGCATCATCATCTCTATTAAAATAGAATGTCATAGTATAATTCTGTTGAGTTTGTAAAAACCTTACATCAAAAGGAAGGTCTTCACTTAAAGGAATTCCGAATAATGCGGCTTGAGGGGATTGAATACCATGACGAGTATCCATAGACCAATTTTTTTCTCTAAAGTAATTAGCAAAAGGAAACTGTAATTGATTAGCTTGTATTGAAGTATAAGGAGGAGTTAAAGTAGGATATAACTTATTTATTCTTTGTCTAAAAGCAAACTCATCAGAACAAAACATTACCCTAGAAGCGTCACCTTTGAATATTTCTTGAGCAATGTATTTTTCTATTGCCATGAACACGATATAAGTAGTGTTTGCTATTTTACGAGGTTCATAATATCTAGTTTCAACTAATTCCACAGAGTTCTCCTATACCAATACTATAATTAGTATTTAGTATAGGAGTGGTTAAAATCGTTTATTGAAGGCTTCTCTTCTTTTTTCAGACCAAGGTTTTCCTTTACTAGCTAAACTCATTTTTAGTTTAGTTTCTTCAGAGTGTTTACGACCTAAAAAATTTTTTAGTCCTTTATGAGCTTCACCTATTTTTCTCCTAGCTTCTTCAGAATGTTTACGACCTTTATTAGCTTTACTTATTTTTAGTTTAGTTTCTTCAGAAAGTTTACGACCTAGACCCTTTATTCCTTTACTAGCTAAACTCATTTTTAGTTTAGTTTCTTCAGAAAGTTTACGACCTTTATTAGCTTTACTTATTTTTAGTTTAGTTTCTTCAGAAGCTTTGTGACCTAAATTAGATTTTTTTCCTAAATTAGCTTTACTTATTTTTAGTTTAGTTTCTTCAGAATGTTTACGACCTTTTCTAACTTCACTCCATTTTTTTTTAGTTTCTTCAGAAAATTTGAAACCTTTATGAGATTCCCTCCATTTATTTATAGTTTCTTCAGAGCGTTTACGACCTCTACCAGCTTCACCTATTTTTCTCCTAGCTTCTTCTGAGGGTTTACGACCTTTTAGAGTTTTACTTATTTTTAATCTAATTTCTTCAGATATTAAACCTCCACTCCCCCCACCTTTTTTATTATACCCAAAATTGTTAGACATAGAGTTATATTCTATAATAAGTTTGTTTTCTAAAGAATCTAATATATTTTGAGTAATCTCATTCTCATTAAAAGAATGAAGTATTTCAAAACTAAAGTTTTCTATTCCATATTTAATAATGGAGGAATAAAGATGTTTATGCCTTGGGCTTTTACTTTTAAATCTGTGCTTATGGCTCTCCCAACGCTTATAAATATTCCAACTTTGACCTATATATACTTTATTATTTACTAAATTTGTTATTTTATAAATACCTATTATCTTTTCCAATAATATAGCTCCAATAATTTTGTTATAATTAAATTAAAAGATTATTAAACCTTAACTTGCTGTTGAGTAATATATAATCTTATCCCGTAGTTTTTGACTTAATTGTGAACCCTTTTCTAAAATCCAATCATTTAAAAAGAAATTAAGACCACCTGTAACTTCCGCAGAGGTTACTTGTTCAAATGCTTTTGTATCAATAGTAGATGAATAATTACATTTACGAATAAACATATTAGGTTTAGAATAGTGTATTTTAATTAAATCCATATCCTGAGCATTATTAACAGTCCATACAACTACTTTTGCTTTTGTTCTAGGTAGAATATCAGGGTATGTTACTTCTTTATACTCTAAGAAATCTCTAGGTAACTCTTCATAATTACATTGAAGGTCACTACCAATTTTATTAATCTTAGCTATATATCTAGGAAAGTCATTCTCAGCAACAGAGTTAGGAATTACTGAACCTATATACCCAATGTCTTTATATTCACCAGAATGAATATGACCATATATCCTTAATTTAGATTTTAAGTGAGATACATCTACTTTATCTATAGAAGGAAATGGACAACGAGAATCAGTAAAATGACCAAAGATTACATCATATTCTTTATCATCAGGGTATTTATTATAATCCTGTAATGATTTAGTACCATCAGGGTATACATGGGGTAGAAATAGGCAACTAACATTATCAATAACTTCTGGACCCATTGAAGTAAATACTTTAACATTTGTAGTTAATTTTAAGTTTAATAAAAACTCATATGTCAATGAGAGTTTTCCATTTCTAATTTCACCTTCGTGGTTACCAACGCATATATAAGTATTACTATATTTTAATCCAACAAAAAGTCTACGAACAGCTTCAGTAACACTTCCATCTACTGAAGCTTTATCAGTAATATCCCCTAATAATACTAAAGTATTTTCCTTAGTGTTATCATTAGAATCTAAAATCCAATCAATAATAGAATTAGATACTGCCATTGACCAGGGACGAGAATTAGATAAATGTAAATCACCAATAGTTATAATCATAATACCCTCTCATTGTAAGTATATACTTAATTATGTATTTTGGCTATTAAATTCTTTACATTCATAACCGTTTTTATTCAACCATTCAGCAACCAAGTGTCTATGACAAAACTCTTCAGGTTTCTCGTAACATAATAAAGTAAACTCAGTAGTTTTTACTAAATTTGTTAGTTTATTAACAATCTCTACTGCCACTAATGGTCCTAATACTTCTTCATTAAAAGCCTTAGTATAATCAGCAATAGTATACTTACCTTCTTTATATAATTTAAAGAACCAGTATTGAGGAGCTAGTAACTTAAACTCTAAACCTAAATACCAATTAGGACATTTACCAGCAATTGATATTACTGGTGTATTAATACTACTACTATTATTATAGTAAGAAGTATATATCATTTATCAAACTTCGCTTTTAATTCTTCATATAACTTTCTATCCTCTTCTTCTTGTCTCCTACTTCTAACTTCTAACTCTTCTTTCTTACGTCTTGCTCTAAAATCTTCTTCTAATAGCCTTAATTGAATTTCTTCTTCAGTTTCTTCATGGCATTTCATAATCTTAAAATATGTTTTTATGTCGTCGGACCATTCGGAGGATTCAATATCGATTTCCAAATGTTCATTCTTAAACAGTTCGTCCTTATATAGACCTACAATAGAATCCCATAATTCTTGAGGATTGGTAAATGTCATTACGTCAAAGTAGTTAGTATCAATTTCTTCTAAACATGTTCTAATTATCATTTAGTCCTCCACTAATTCTTGATTAGCATCTCTCCAATAAATAGTGTAGCCTTTTCCGCATTTGCAATGATATTCGTCTGAGTCCATTATTTGCATTCTTGACTTATAAAGTAATAGTCCACAAGAAGGACACAATCTATCAGTACCATGACAAGCTTTTTCAAAGTTCCAATTATACCTAATTAAATTGTTATAGCATTCCATTATACCAAAGCCTGAAACTTCTTTTACTTTATAAATAAGGTTTCTTTGTTCATCGGATAGTGCTGAACTACCTATGTGTGATTGAGATTTACTGTAGTCTAAATTAACATCATCTGCAATATGGTCAGACCAACTTGATGTTGAACCATCTTCGTGAATATAAGACATTTAGGCATTTCCTGTTATCATAGCATTAAAGACCATTCCCTTCTTATAGATAACTCTTCCTCCCTTCATTAACATCCCATTCCTATTTATCTTAGGAACTTTCCAAGTAACAGAAACAGCAGAGTCAGATGAGTAACCAGCGTACTCGCAAATTTCTTCATAGGTAATAATCCTATCTAATTTTCGTTCTTCACCATTAAGAATTATTTTCATACTAATACCTCTTTCATCTTATTATATTCATCAATAGAAATCAATGCTACCATATTTTCAATATTAGCATTGTAAACCTTTTGAATAATATTGTAAACTATTAAATCAAAATTGTCAATGAATTCCTTTTCAGAAAAATGTTTAGTTTCCATAGGAAGGTTCAATTCTTCATTCATACGCTTTGTAAGAATAACATTAACTAGCTCATTAAAAGTAATATTATTTTCGTGAGCTTGTTTTGCTAATGTTAAAAAGTCATTATCACTAATATCGATTTGAACTTCTTCACTCATTTTCAAGACTCCTTTTGTAAAGCCGAATACCAAAATTCTTATGGCCAACTATAAAAAGAATAGCAAACCATGATCCTGACTTTTTATCAAAGGCTATTGTGGGAAATACCCAGCATTGCGGAATATAGGCAGGGGTGTTATGCAGAATCTGAATCATTTTGTTTATCCTTTATAAAATCTATGTATGATTCAAGTTCTGATAGTTCTAAATCAGGTCTGCCTTCTACAATTCTTCCACTATTTTCTTCATAGATAAAAGAATCTCCAAATCTGGATTTTATTCTATAAATAGTATTAAGGACCATTTTAGGGTCATCATCCTTTTCTATCTTTAATAACATCATAACGTTAGAACCTAAACATTCAGCGTCAGTAGTAATTTTCTTTATATGAAAATCTTCAAAAGTTTTCTTTTTACCTAAAATACCATCAACGGTTAGTATAATCATTTGTTTAATCCTGTTTGATTTCTAAACTTTGATAAACGCTTTTCGTAGTTTTCATCAATTACTTTCATTGACCTCATGAATTTGGTAAAAGGTGTAATTAAGATATCTTCAACCATATTATTCCAAGAAACTTTCAATGGGTATGATTTATAATCGACTTTATAATCCATCATAACTAATTCTACAGGGCTTGACACATCGGCTGTGGACGTAGAAGTGACGGTATATGGTATGCGATTAGCTTCTACATCAGATTTCATCGTTAAAAATTGTTTAAGATTTCCCATTGTCACTTTTGAACCCTCTTCAATACTCTTAAATCAAAGGTATTTTCTTGAGAATGACCAGTTGTATCAACCCAAACGCAAATTGCATTAGGATTAGCCCATTCGATAACGCAATTCACTGTCATCTTTGGGCCACCACTATTCAGCTTAACTATATCGCCTACTTTAATCATTTTTCTTCCTTATAATAAGAACAAGATAATAGTTGCTTATAATAAATCTTAAAAGGATGAATAGATTCTTCACCCTTAAAGGTAGGGTTCGCTTGTTTATTTAAGCAGAACCCCTTTAATTCATTTTGATGATAAAAGATATAAGATATACACGTTTTACAATTAACCTTCATTTTTAGAGCCTCTATAATAAAGTTTAATTGCCGATGCTATTATCATATTTTTCCTTCAATCGCTTTAATGTTTCTCTTTCCTTAATTTCTATTTTTTCTTTTTCCTTTTGTATAGATAATAATTGTTTTTGTTTATCTTCTTCAACCTTTTTTCTAATCTCAAAATAATATTTCTCTCTAGCTTCTAAACTAGATAAAATTTCAGTAGGGAAAGTATACCAATAAGATTCTTCTCCCCCATACTGCCAATACTCAGTACCTTCAAATTCAACTGAACCATAATCAAGTTCTTTAAAATGTAAGTATTTAAATCCTTCTATTGGACAAATCCTATTAAGTTCTTCTAAAATAGAAGATGCTAATTCATCAATATCTTTTTGTTCTATTAAAAAAGAATCAACGTCTATAATTTTATTATTCATTCTCTACTCTTTAAGAATTCTGCAAGGTCTACTTCGGCCATTTCTTGTGCTATTTTAATAGCCTTATATTTCATAGATTCAAAGTATTGTTTATCAATTATCTTTTGTATAGCAGTTTCTTGAACTTTAGTAAGTGGAGTAGGTGTAAACTTTAAATCAGAAAGCTGTTCGTAAATTACTTCCTTTAGCTTTATGTATAAAGGAGAAGAAGAGCTTACTTCCCAATGACTCCAACGATATTGTAATCCGATAGAATTACACATTGTTTCTTTCATTTTCTCTAATATAGATGTTCTAACTTCTTCAGCAAGATTTTTAATTTCTTTATCAGAAAGACAAATTTCAACTTCTTTATCAATAAGCTCTTTCATCTTTTCTAGTCGTTCAGATTTCTTCATTTTAGATACCTCTATAAGTAAGTATATACTATTTTTACATAATTGTCAACAAAATTATTGACTTTTTGGTATTATTCTTGGTGTTTTAATTCCACCGAAAGTAAACTTAATTTCAGCTTTCTCAGAACCATAGAGTATCTTATTCAATGCTGATTTAAGTTTTTCTGAGCCTCTGCCTGTAGTATAATGGGATAGAAATTGTTCATCAGAGACAGGTAATGCAGTTATTAACTGATAGTTAACTTTTAGTTCATTCTCTCTATCTTTAATTAAACTAACAAATTCCTTTAAATAATCCTTTTGACTAGCATATAGAATTAAATCAAATACAGAATCAAAATCATTTAGAATCTTTCTTTTTATCTCTGGCTTAATCTCAGGGAAAACTTGTGAAATGTTATCAGCAGTATCGCCGAATAATACTTTATCTAAAACTACTTTATCTTCAGTAGGGGTATAACCATGTTTATAAATAAACTCGGTAACACCTTTAGGAGAATCATAAATATTAGGTAAGTATAGAATAGAGTCAGTAAGGTACTTAGTCCAATCAGAATCATTAGTAATTAATAATGCTGTTAAATCTTTTACTATTGTTCTTAAACAAGGTAATACTAAATCATCAGCTTCTAATTTCATAATTTGAACTGTATGAAAGTTTGTATCTGTAACCATGTAATAATACTTAATAAAATCTAATGACCAATAGAACTCATCGGTTTCTCTTTTTCTGTTAGCTTTATACGTTTCTTTTATTTCTTTTCTACCAATGCCAGCAACAGGAGTAAAAGCTAATCGTAATTCTTCTTTAGAATTATGATTATCGAATAATAATATTACTTCTGAAGAGGAGTAGGTCTTAACCAAAGTATTAATAGTTTCTATATATTTAGAAACAAAGTTCTTATAAATGAACTTGTTTGATACTCTAGTTATGGACCTATCAATAACTGAATTTATTACATGGTAGCCTAAGTTGTTAGCATCTATAATGAGGTATTTGAACTCCATCCCTACTCCCCTTTTTATTTAACCGTTCATTCTCTGTAGTGTCTTATATTCCCCTGGATAAGTTTCAACAATACGAATATCGGTACGAGTCTTCTGTTGCTCTTTAATATATCGTAATGTTACTGGATTTCCATCTAAACGAACAATCTTGTTCTCATCAATTTTCATTTGAATTTTCTCCTTTTCAGTAATGACATCATTAGCCATTTCTGTAATAACGCTTGGTACAATTGCTTCCTGAATTGTTTCTGTAACAGGTTCAGGAGTTTCCTCTGGTTTAACATAATCAGAAAACTTAGCATCTAAATCAATAATTTCTTCTTCTGAGTCTTCAATAACTGTTTCCTCTACAACTGGACCTTCTTCTACTGTTAATTCAGGTGTACTCATAATAACATTAGGAAGGACAATACCTTCTTCCTTAACTACACTTTTCTTTGCCATTTGTTTCTCCTTTAGCTAAATCTAATAATTTTTCATAGGATGTTTCACCTACAATTCTTTTCCAATATTCATCACGTTCTTCTCTAGTTATCAATTCACCAGTAATAGGATGTTTACAATCATCTAAATTATGATGAACATACCTATTCATTAAAACAATGTTCTCATCAACATAACAAAGATGAGGGTACAAACTAACGGGCCAAATATGGCAATGGTCTAATCTTGTTAAGAGATTTTTAGGCGCATATTTACAAAGCATCTGTACTTCTTTTACAGTACAATCTAGTAAAAATCTACATCTATTCTTATCTCTCTTAGTAACTCTCTCTTTAACTGCTTTCCATTTTAAATCATTCTTGTCCCGCCGCATTAAACCTCCTTAGTGTCAATTTTATTTAATAATTCTGCATTATCAAAAAAGAAGTCTCCTGCTTGTTCTTTAGAAAATTTTCCATTCCTAATATTTTTAAGAAAGAATACTGAGGACTTATTTAATTTATATCTAAAAACTTCTAAAGTTTCTTTATCTATTAAGATAAATGTATCCTTATAAATAATAACTTTATCAATTAGATATTCCTTCTTACTTAACAATACTTTTTTAGTAGGAATAGTATCGATAGGTACTCCTGACTGAGCAATTTTTGTTTGTTCTTCAATAGTTGTAGGAATTTCTGTTTTAGAAATCTTTATAATTATTGGGTAACAATTTTGAATTAATACTTGTTTAATAGCATGAATAAACTCTTTAACATCAATAGTATAATCCCAAGGGAATTCATAAACAGTATCTTGAGACTCATCTATAACTTGGACTAAAGAAGCAGAAGTAGTAAAGCTTAATAGTATCGGGGATTTTTCACAGAAATTAGTAAATCTTTTTTTAAACTCCATTTCGTAGGATTTTGAATCTTTTCTTGTGTAAAGCATGTTAGCTCCTTAAATATTTTGCAACTTCTTCTTGAGTTGGAAGTTTTTGATACTCTGACCAATAACTGAAAAAAAACTGACCAAACTTACCGAACGTTTGAGCGTCGTTTCTATTAACATTATTTTCCCTAGTATAATCTAACCAAATTTCATATTGAACTCTATTCCATAGTGCTAAATTATGTCTACCGAAATTAGTAGTATCTATACTTTCTTTCAAAGTAGATAATTGTCTAAATGCGTCATTCATTCTTACTTTAAAGTTTTTCATTATTAACCTCATACATAAATTAGTTATGCTAAAGCAAATGAATTATTACTAATAGCCTTAAACCCTCCTTTATTTCTAAAATCTTCTACCGAAGTATGTAATTTTTCAAAAACTTCTCCAACATCCTTTATTGCTAATTCTCTAATTTTCAATACAGAAACAGGAACCTTAAATTCCTTCATAGAGTCTTTTAAGTTTATTACTGATGTATTACCAGCAATATCATTATTAGGAATAATAATGATTTCAGGAAAATGTTTAAGCATGTTTATTTGGTATGCGGATACTGCTGACCCAAACATTACTGAAGAGTTCTTAAAGTAGAAGTCTGACCGTAATAGCATTAAATCAATTAAACCTTCAACTATATATAATGGTTTAGTTTTATCTAAATTATTAATATCAAATATTGGTTTAATAGAGTTCCTAGGATATAAGACTTTAGCTTTTAATAATCTGCTAATATCCCTACCTTCCATATTTACTAACTTTCCTGACTCCCCATAAATAGGAATCATTAGTCTATTTCTAAACCTTAGTCCGTTAATAAAGGAATCTGATGTATATTGAACATTAAGACTTCTAGCTATATCAAAGGATATTCCTCTTGATATTAAATAATTTTTAGCTTCTATAGAGTGCTCAAAAGGTAATAGAACTCCTCTAATATCAATATTAATTTTATTCTCATCAGGAAGTTCCTCAACAAAATCAACTTTTGTAAACCCTCTATGACTTTTTGTCAACTTAAAATCATCATCATAACCAAGAACTTGGAATATGTTTTGAGAGTATTTATCTTGACATAATTTGTTAATAGAACCAGCATAATGGCAAGAGAAACAATGGAAAGTTCCACGAGTAAAAGATACAGATAATGAAGGTGTTTTATCTTTATGTCTAGGACAATGATAAAAACCAGAGGTTCGTGAAATTGATTTTGTTGAAGTTAATCCACAAAGCTCTACCGCCCTTCTGTAGTCATCTGGTGTTAGTTCTGACCATTCCATACCTATAGTATATAGTAAAAACTCATTTTTGGCTATCATTTTTGTAAATAAAGATTAACAATACTACATAGGATTTTTCATATATATGAGTCCACCAGATATACAGTTTTTACATATATGTATATGCAGTTTTTAATGATAGTAATACTAATATATAATTAATAATATTAGTTATATTAGAGCAAGCTCAAATTAAAAAGAAATTACTCAGTTTAATGAAGAAATATTATTATTACAAATTATGTTAATTCCTATTGACATTTGTTGACTTTTAGTATATGATTACTAAGAGGTGTAAAAATGTTCAATGAACTGATAACTAGACTACCTGATAATATAATAATTCGACTTCAAAACTGTATGCAAGGCCCAAAGTGGCACCCAGAAGGGTCTGTATATAATCATATGAAGAACATCGCTAGTATTCTTCCTAACGATATTAATTTACAGATTGCTAATATTTTTCATGACTTAGGGAAGTTAAATACTACCGAGGCTATAATAAAGAAGGGTATATTAAAAATAACTTCATATGGTCACGAAGACTACGCTGATGAGTATATTAATGACTATAAGGAGCTTTTCGACGACCTGAACCCTGATTGGGATTTGATTAGGTATATCTGTATTAATCATATGGATGCTCATAATTTTGCTAATGGAAGTATTACTAAGAAGTCTAAGGTAGATGCTTGGACTTTAGAAAAGTATCATTCTCAAGTTATGGAGTTTGAGAAGGCAGATAGTACAATTCCTACTAGTAAAGCTCTACCTATTGTTATACTTACTTTAGGGATTCCGGGGAGTGGGAAATCGACTTGGAGAAATGAGTTTATTACTAATAACCCTGATTTTAGTTTTATCTGTCCTGATGATTTGAGAAAGCAAGTTACTGGTGATATTTCAAATATTTCTCAGGATTATAAGGTATGGCAAATTGCTGAGTACCTATTGAAGGAAAATATCTTAGAAAGAAAGAATACTGTTTTTGATTCAACAATGTGTTCACAACGAACAGTCACTCAGTTTCAGAAAATAGCTAATGACTCTATTATTGTTTATAAGATTTTTGCTGTTGACCCTGTTACAGCTAATGAGAGGATTGCGAAAGATATTAGTAATAATGTTAACCGTTCTAAGGTTCCTTCAGATGTTGTTTATAGAATGTTTTCTAAGTTTAGTAATATAGTTCTGAATATTAAAGTTCAGGCTATGAATAATGAAGTATTAATAATTAAGGAGTAAAATATGGATATCAATGCAACGCTCTATCTAATGAGGGACTACAAAATTCGATTATCTGAGGATATTAATAAAGCTAATAAGCTTTATGATAAAATCAATAATGTAATTAAAAGTAGGAAAGAACTTATATCAAGGTGGAAATAAATGAAAAAGCAAATAACATTAGATTATGAGGAATATGAAGAGATTCAGAAAAAATTAAAGGTAATAAGGGATTTAAAAAGTAAATTACCTTTTTATACCATTTATAGAAATTATTATTTACGGCATGAAAGATATGATTTTTATACAAGTTCATATGAAGGTGTTTTTTGTTTAGAAACTAACGCAGAAGCTCTGAAATCAATAAAGGAAGAGTTTGATGTATTGAATAATACTTATACTGATGTTCTTAAAAAGAGGAGAATACTAATATCTGAGATTTATGACTTATCTTTATTTGATAGAATATTTGGTTGGGGTAAAGTTTTAAAACTCCTAAAGGATAATGCATGAAAACCATTGAAGTAACTGATGAGCAATATGAGTTTCTTAAAGAGGCTCAGAACCTTATAAAAACTCAAAATAATCGTTCAACTCGTGACCCTATTTATGTAGTAATGAGTAGGAAAAAAGTATATGGAATGGATTCCGAGTATTCAGAAGAATATGGTTGGTATAATGATGACCAAGGTTTTGACCCTGAAACTAATGAGGAACTCTTTGAAAACTTAATGGAAGAAGATTGTTTACAAGATTTAATTGATATTCATAACAATGAGGAAGAATCAGTAATTCTTGACAGTGATGAAAATGCTTGTAAATTATGGTTCTTAGCAGAATTAGAAGAAAACATTTGTTCTTCAGTAGAAGATTTTATTGAGAGTAAGGGGTATAGAAAAGTCTATTATACTTATGAAGAGAAGATTTCAACATCCTCAAATATTTTTAGTCTATTTGAAGCTGATGCTGTTGACTTTGTTAAGAGTAAATGCTATGATGTAGATAATGGGAATAAGAATGATATTTGGTCTTATGCTGATTCTTCTTGGAGGTCAGTAAGAATGAATAAAGTTAGGGATTTATTAACTACAATTAAATTAGGGGAATCATATGTTTAGATTCAGAGGATGGTCTGTTTTAGAAAAGAAGTTTATAACAGAATTTTGGATTATGACTCCTGACGGTCATGCTATATGGCCTATAAATCATTTTAATCGTGGAGAAATAATTCCAAACTTATCCACAAATCAATTTGATAAGAATAATGTAGAGATATACCAATCAGATATTATTATTGTTCCTGAAGGTTGGTCAGGAGATTACTTAGAAAAAAGTCATTTAGATACAGTAATATATTATGATAACTATGGTGATTTAGGGTTTAGTGTAGATAAGCCTGATGATTGTCAATGGTGTAATTTAGAAGTAATTACAAATATTCATGAGTCACCAAAGTTTACTGACTACGTTGACGCTCTAATTGACCTTAAAGTATGTAAAGGGTTTAAGCAAGCATTTGAAGATTATAAGAAGGGAATTGACTATGAGTGAATATTATTCTTTTATTTATGATGTAGAGGAATTAAAATACTTCTATGATAATATCCTCCCTGACTTAAACCCTACTGAGGTATATTTCGTTTCACTTTCAGCTAGAAAAAAATATCTAACAGAAGAAGAAATTGTAGAATATCAATTAGGTAGAACAGAAATGTTTTGTAAGTCATTAATAAGAAAACGAGAATGGGATAGGTTTCTTAGAACTATTAGGAAATTTGAATGTCATAAAGGAGGATATACTACAAAGAATGGAAAATCTATTCCAGAGAAATCTATAGTAGTTTATATCAACATTAATCCTAGCTCTACTCTACAAGCTATTGCTGGGTTTAAAAAGGTATTAGCAGAATATGAGGTTGAATTAGCTTCAATGGCCTTATTAGGAAAGCGTGGTGATATTGAGAGTCTTGGTTATAGATTAAATAAGATTGATAATAATTTATATACAGAGTACCAACAATCTCGTGGTAAAAAAGTTTGGATTGATATTGATATGGATATTGATAAAGGTTTTAAGATATATAAGGATAAAGACTTTAAAAAGTTCTTAAAAGAAAAGAAAATCAATACTTATTATTTTATTGATACTAAATCAGGCTATCATATGTTAATTAAGAAAGATGAACTTAAATTCAATCCTAAAGATATTATTGATAGAGCTACTGAGCTTTACGAGGAATGGCATTTTGAAGAATATGGAGTCAATGTTAAAGATTTTGAGATTATTATTAATCGTAATGAGATGCTATGTGTACCTGGAACCCTACAAGGAGGTTATCCTGTTATAATACTAAATAAGTAATGAAGATAACAGCTAACACAATTAAAACCGCCTTACTTTGTTATTATAGATTCCACAAAGGAGAACTATGTGCTACTGAGTATTCTCATCCATATGGGATTGCTGATGTAGTAACATTAACTAAAAATAATGTAACATTAACTGAGATAGAAGTAAAAATATCTAAATCAGATTTATTAAACGAGCTTAAACATAAAGAAGTTAAACATATTATGCTTAATGAAGATAAGCATATAACTAAAAGTTTAAATAACAAAATACCTAATAAGTTTTACTTTTGTGTTCCAGAGGAATTAGTTGAGGAAGCTAATAAACTTTGTGAAATAATAAATCCTAAATATGGTATTATTGTTTTCAAACCAAAAAAGCGTCCAGAAGCTTCCTTAGAGATAGTTAGAAATGCTTATAAATTACATTCAACTAAATTAGATTATGATGAGATTAGAAGAACAATAACAAATAGAATTTGTAATGATATCTGTGTGTTCTATCGTGATGAGTATTGGTCCTAACCTAATCCTTGTTCTCTCATAAAAGTATCTAACTTCTTTTTTTTCATCTCAGGAGAAATTATTATTTCTTCTTCATTAAATGTTTCTGAACATTTTTCTGATAGATAAATTCTACATCCTTCTACAGAAGCACAAACAGCATCAGAAATATCCTTAGCATGTAATCCTACTGCTGATGTTTCCCATCGTAAATCTCCACCTAAATCACCAGTATCTCCTACAGTATGGTCAATTTTACGAGACTCAGAACGCTTACGTTTTACTACTCGTAATGATTTAAAGTTGTTTTTTAAGAATATATTTTGACCTACTCTAATTCTATTCTGATTTAGTAATTGTGTTAATGCTAAGTATGGACCCATCTCAGTATCAACAGATAATTTCTCAACAATATCTTCACCTAATGCCCTTTTAATATATTGTATAGAAGCTTCTGATTGAAATTGGTCAAAGGTAACTTTTACTATAGGAACATTTCCTTTCATAACTAAATCACAAATAAATAATTTAATTGCGTCTAAGTTTATTCTCCCTCCTAATGGAGCTATCGCTATTGTGAAGTCAATAATATATATAGGGTCTAAGGAACCAAACTCATTTCTAAACATCTCTACATGGGACATAGCAATTCCTGTTAAGTCTCCTGATATAGATTGGTCAATAGAAATAACTCTTGGTAAGTGTGGTTTATAATAATACCTATATCCTTTTTCTGTTTTAATAAAGAAGTCGTTAACTACTTTATTCCAAATTAATCCTTCAGGAGTATCAGTTTCATTAGCTTGAATATAACTATACATATTTTTCATCTTAGGAATAAACACTTGGTCTATCTTACTAAAGTCAGCAAATATTCTATCTGTAGAACCTTGAGGAATTCCTAAAATATCTTTAATAGATTTAGTAGTATCATTCTTAAATAACTGATATATATTAGGTTCTTTAGGAACCCATAAAATATCAATAGGGTCAACACCTTCAGTAGATGTTAATACTTCTGCTATCTTTCCATTACCACCAACGAATACAGGGAACTTCTCAGTAATACCTTCAAAGTCTTCAGGAGCGAAATCAACACGACCACCAGTACACACTAAATTACTTGGGTCTTTTTTAGCTTCATACCAACAATAATTATCAATAGGTGATTCAATATCATTAGGAGAGGAGTCTATAATTGCTCTACCAAAATAGTTTCCCTTCATACGAGAATCAATACGAAGCTTCAAGTCATTATACATACGCATAATATATGAGTCTGGTTTTCCTGCTTCTCTGAAGAAGGCTAACTCAGATAAAACTCCTGAAACAATTGTTAATCCTAATAAGGAGTGAACAGATGAAGCTAACTTAATGTTAGAACCATTAGAGAATGCTATTTCAGATGTAGGAGAAGCTGTAGTCCAGAATATCCTATCAATTTGTTCTAAGTTCTTAAACTCTTCTTCCTTCTTTATCATTGATTCTTTAGTACGAACCTTCTCAAAATAAGGGGAAGCTTCTAGTATATTTGTCATAGGCTCTAATAATAATTCTGAAGATTTATCTAATGAATATGAAATTAATAATTGTGCTAAAGTAGTTGCTGGATTTAATCCAAAGAACTTTTTAGGATTACGCATTAATGACATATGAACAGCAATATATATTGTAATCAATGAAGATAAATAGGATTTTCCAAAACCGAGTCCTTGGTACAATACTAAATTGCGTTTCTCTGAAGGTGTTAAGAACTCTATAAAGATTTTCTTAACTCTTTCATACGTTGATTCTGCTACTGAACCTAGATACTTAGAAGAAATAAAGTTTTCAGCAGTAGGTGGCTCTGCCCTATAATGGATTCTCCATGACTGTTGTGTTAATCTCATTTTATCATAATCTGTTAGTTTAGGATTATTGATAATGAAATCATAAGCTCTCTGAATTTTCTTCATATCATAACTAACTAATAGCTTATTATATATTTCTTCATCACCCTCTAAAAAATCTAATACTTGGAATGAAGTATCTATCAACTCTTTCTTTATTATGTCCATATCATCCTTTATTTCGTTATTATAACTAATTAGTTAGGGGTGAATAATGGCTAAATTAAATAAAGACTTACTACCACTATATATAGCTTTAGTATCAGGATTATTCTCTATTTTATCTACGATAGCAGACAATTTAACTAAAAATGTCAAAATAGAAGTATTAACTAAGTCAGTTCAATTAAAAGCACCAACAATATCTAAAGTAATTTATAATAAAAACAATGAAATTATTGCGTTTATTTTAGCTAACCCTAAACCAATAGCCTTTGGCCTAATAAGTCTCCTAGCTATTATAATTTATGTAGTAATCAGGCTTAAAAAACGACCATCACGGAAGTCAAAATAATGAAAATAACACTAAAAGAAGTTAGTAACCTAAATGATAATTTTTATCGTTGGTTTGGTAAGTCTAAAGTTGTTGACAAGAATGGAAAACCATTAGTAGTACATCATGGAACAAAAGGTGAGTGGGAAGATACAACAATCTTTATTCCCTCATTAAAAAATGATATTGGTTCCCACTTTGGCACAAAAGACCAAGCTAACAAAATTTTAATTCCTTCAGAACCAGAAGAAATTATTGATTTAGATTCTAAGTATTATAAATATATGAGAATGATGCCCTGTTATTTAAAAATAGAGAACCCTCTTTATTTAGAAGATTTATTGACCTGGGATATGGATTCAATGGGTGATACTTTAACAGATTTATATATTATGGATGATATAGAAGTATTCAAATTATCTAAATTATATAGAAGGCACTCCTTTGGAGCAAAGACAAGAACAGAGGAATCTGATGATATTCTAAGTTTTATTCAAGAAAAAATAATACGTGCGTTAAAGAAAGCTGGATATGATGGAATTATTTATGAGAACCAAACTGAAGGCGTTGGTGAATCTTTTATGGTTTTTAGACCAAATCAAATTAAGTCTATTTTTAATAAAGGCACTTGGAATCCTAAATCAAGTAAAATTAATGAAAATATAGGGAGTGTATAATGAAGTATAGATTAAAAGAACTTAATAATCTTAATGATAATTTTTATCGTTGGTTTGGTGATAGCAAAGTTGTTGATAATCAAGGAAAACCTATCGTGGTTTATCACGGTACTTCAGCTAAGTTTAGGGCTTTTAATAAGAAAAAAGCGGCTATGGGTGGGATATTTTGGTTTACAACTAACAAACAAGAAGTTGAAGATGGTAATGTTGGGGCCGCTGGTCATGGTGTTATATTAGAACTGTATGCTAGAATAATAAATCCTGCTGGTTGGAAAGAATATGAAAAATTAGGATTAGGACAACTAGTAGATAGAGGATATGATGGAGTTATCTTAGAACATAGTGATGGTTTTATTGGTTTCGTATTTGAACCAAATCAATTAAAATCTATTAACAATAAAGGTACGTGGAGTTTGAATTCTAATAAAATTAATGAGATGGCTTATCCAACTCAATTCTCTTTTGAAAAATTATTATCATTAACTTCTTATAAGAAAAGATTAGATTATGTTCAAAGTCTATTACAAAGAATATCTTCAGGGTCTTCAAGAGTAGTATATAAAGTTGACGATGAGAAAGTATTAAAGATAGCTAGGAATAAAAAAGGTTTAGCTCAGAATGAAGTTGAATCAGATGAGGAATTTCAATATATGTATCCTAGTTTAGTTGCTAAGGTTTTTGAGAAGGATAAAAATAATCTATTCTTAGAAATGGAATTGGCTAGGAAAGTAACACCTACTAAGTTCAAACAAGTATTAGGATTTACTACCGATGATTTAACTAGATTATTAGAGAATACTGCCTATAGAGCTTATGGTAATAATAAAACTCCTAGTTATTGGAGTAAAGCAGATGAAGGGTTAGAACACCTTTGGGATAATGAGTTTGTAATGAGTCTTACTGACTATGCTGTAAACTTTAATATTCCTATTCCTGGGGATTTAGATAGATTATCTTCATATGGTTTAGTTACAAGAGAAGGTCAAGAGTCTATTGTTTTAATTGATTTTGGATTAACTCAATATGTATATGACACTCACTATGGTAGGAGATAATTAATGCAATTTTGGCATGGTGGCAATTTAGATGACTACAAAGATTTCCCTACTCAGAGTAAAGGTAGATATGAATATGGACCAGGATTATATTTAACTACTCATTATGATACAGCAAAAAAGTATTCTAAAGGCAGTAGAAAATTATACTTAATTGATGTAGAAGTTGGTATTGATGCTACTAAATCTTTTATTGATAATAATAGTGCTTTTGAGTTCATTAATACTTGGTGTATAAAATCTAAAATAAAAGAAATAGGATATAGCTTAAACAAATATATTAAAAGTAATAAAATACCTGCTAATATATTCATAAATGTAATTCTTAATACTAATGCAATTCCATCTAAGTACACTAATAAACTTAGAGAGTTTTTAGTTAACAATAATATAGATTATGAAGTAGTTAAAAATGCCTTTGGTTGGAATGAAACTATGTTAGTTCTCTATAACATGAAGAAGATTAAGAGAATAAAGCAGATTAAATCTACTGATAAAATAGAAAAATATGACTTATAAATACTTGACAAAAGTTTAATTCTAATGTATTATAGCTATAGATAGGAGAAAATTATGAAGAAAATAACAGTTAGATTAGCGGAAATGGATGTTAATTCCAGTATTAAGGCTATGGACCCTACCGGAAAATATTCAAAGTGGATTATTAAAATGCTTAATAGTGATAAGGAAGAGGCTAAATGGGCATTAGGAAATGTTCCTAGAATGAAGAAGGCTTTTGCTTTACATTCAGCTATCGTTAATGCTGGTGGATTTGAAAAGGGTGATTGGCCTAATAGGGATGATATTAACTCCTTTGACTCTATTTTTGATTTTGAAGGATATATGGGTGACTATGGTCCTAATTACGTTCGAAAATATAATTTATAATTAAAAAGCCCTGAAAATTAATCAGGGCTTTTCATTTATAATCCGTAAGGTAAATCTTGTTGCTTATCTTTTTTTCTTTGGAATTCTGTTGAAGCAGGATTATCAGCACTAGAGTAATTATACTCTAATTGATAATAAATAGTATAGGTTGTTTCCCCCATAGATATTTCTACTTCTTCATAAGAGTCAATATAATTATATCCATAACCACTATCAGTTTCTACTTTATGTCTGAACTCAAAATTGTCCCTAAACATATCTTGGAATACATCATCTGAGCGTAGTCCTTCTTGATTACAAATTAAATAATCATATTTTACGTCTTTACCTAAAAGGTCAGTAACAGCATGAGTTAGTTCATAAGTATCATAACTATCGCTTCTTTCTGCTTGATGCCATTTATTATTAGCATTATTAATAGCATCATCTGGCATTACATCACTACGCATTTCTACATAAATACCAATACCGTTTTCTACACTAAATCCTTCTAAACCATATATATCTTCAATTTCTGAATAGTATTCTTGACCTTTACCTATTTTATAAACTTTAAAAGTTGAGTAAGTAGTTTCATCACCACTATCTTCTTCCCCATAATCTTCACCAGAATAGGAATATAAGGATGCTGATACTGAACCATTTAAAACACCATCATTATCAATTTCACCATAATAGCTATTCATTATCTCATATGTTTTTTTATCACCAGCAAATCCACCAGCGTCTTCAATTTTTTCTTTTAAATCTGAAACAATTTCATCAGGGATATCTCTAAAGAAAGTATCATCAATATCTTCAACAGTATCATCAGAAACATCTCTACATTCTACTTCAGATAATGAACGAGAATTACCATTAGGGATATATAATTGATATGCCTCATTAGCAAATTCACCATTTTTAAAGAATCTATGAATATATAAAGTTCCCTGTTCTGAATATGATTCATAATGTCCTGAATATGTTTTAGAAGTAGTACACCAATGAGTATTAGCACCATACTTACAAGAAGCTTGGTATGATAATGGTATTAATAATAAATTATTTTCATCCTTATATAGGATTTTTATATTTTTATCAGCTTTCTTTTCTATCTCTTTATCAACTAAATCCTGTTTAAATCTTCTGTGATTTTGTTCCATGAACTCCATAAAAGTAGTATATATTTTAAACTTATTTATATCTGTCCATGTGCTATTAATGATATTACTTTTCTTAAACTTATCATACTCACCTAAATAGAATTTAAGATTAATACCTTCTGATTCTAAATACTCTCTATTTTGTTCAGGGTTTTTTAGATATTTATCAACTAACCAGCGTGAATATAATTTAGTTGGAGTAGGGTCTAAAGAAAGTAGATATTCAAAAGTAGGTTCATCAATTTTATCTTTGTAAAAGTTATAGTTTATAGCTTCTAGTATACGAATATTCATTATTATTCTCCTATATACTTAAATTAGTTACATAAACATACTGAAAGTAATTACTACTAATTATTATATATGAATCCAAATAATTAACTACCAAAAAATGTAAGTAGTTATGGATAAAACAGAACTATATAAATTTATGTTCTAAACTTAACTAAGCTATTAAGGAGTTAACTATGGCTGGTGAATTTAAGGTTTACAAGAAGAAAGAATGGTGGAGAGAGGATTCAGAAGTTCCCGATTATGCTCGGAAAATGGATGAATCAGTAAAGCAAAAGAAAGAAGAAGAATATGAATTAAAACGTGGCTCTGATGGTCGTAACAAGCCCTCAATTACTGGTAGTTATGCTGGTACTAAGGGAAAAGCTCGTGCTAAGAAAACTGTTGCAGAAAAAACTGAAGTTCGCGCTCGTACTATGAAAGAAGCTGATTATGATGAATATGATGATTACGAAGGTGATGACTTAGAAGATGAAGGAATGGATGACGTTGGTATGGACGATGAAGGTATCAATGATGAATCTGATGTTCCAATGGAAGCTGATGGTGAAGACTTTGGTGGTTCCGTTTGCACATGCCCAAATTGCGGTGCGAAGTTAGTAATTGAAACTGCTGATGAAGAAGAAGCCGAAGGTGAAGACATTGATGGAATGGATGATGTTTCCCCTGAAGAAGAATCAGAGTTCAAAGACGATGAAATGGGTGCAGAATCAGAAGAAAAAGATTTAACTGTTCCTAAGTTTGAGTCAAAGAAAGATAAGTATGATAGAATTCAAAAGAAAGTAGAATCAAAAAGAAACTCTAAAAAAGAGGAGAGTGATGCTGATTTTGAGAAAGCTTACTTAGAATGGAAAAAAGAGAGAATGAAGAGAATTGAAGCTTTAAAGGCTAAGGGAAAGAAAAGAGTAGAAAGTGAATCAGAAATTGGTATTGAATATGGTTCAGATACTCCTGACATGGTTAAGAAAGGTACTACTAATACTGGAACTAAAACAGACGTAGGTGCTGGTAACGATGACGACCCCGATATTACTTCTTCTTCAACTCCTGATTTAGTTACTAAAGGCCAGACTAATACTGGAACTAAGACTATTCAATCAGAAAAGACTAAAGCAAGAAAAGCTATTGCTGAAAAAGAGCAAAGTGCTGTTACTGACCCCTTTGAAGATGAAGCTGATGCCGATGCGGTTACAACTGATGACTTCGCTAACCTCCCTGTAGATGTTGGTGCTGACCCTGATGCTATTACTAAATATAAAGGCGTTCAAGAACGCAGAGCAGTAAGAAAGACTAACCCCGATGGTGCTATCCATGAATCCTTTGACTTCAAGAAGTTAGTTCGTGGCGAGTATAAATAACTAAAAACTATTAAAAAAAGTTCGAATCCTGCCCGTAAAAAGGCAGGATTTTTTTATTTAAAAATAATATTAAAACCTATTGACATTTATTCTACAATAGAGTATACTATCATAGTCAGGTGAGCAACGAAAGAGTTACCAACCTGATAAAATCTGTTAAGTAGGAGTCAAATATGGCCGCGAATGTAGAAAATATGTTTTATGTAGGTCGTCAAGTTCCCTGGCATGGCCTTGGAGTTTCTGTGGTAGAAGCTCCGAATTCGGCGGAAGCCATCAAGCTTGCAGGACTCAATTGGCAAGTTGAAACCACTTGCATGAAAATTGAACATAAGGGTAATGATATTATCGTTCCTAACGTCTTTGCAAACAAACGGTCTACCGATGGTGCTGTTCTCGGAGTTGTTACTGGCAAGTATAAGATTGTCCAGAACGAAGAAGCTTTCAGCTTTACTGATGGACTCCTTGGAGAGGATATCAAATATGAAACCGCTGGCTCTCTTGCTGGTGGAAAGAAAATCTGGCTTCTCGCTCGTATGCCTGATTCGGAAATTGTTGGAGATAAGTTCGAGAATTATCTCGCCTTTTGTAATTCTCATGATGGTAAAGGCTCTGTCCAGGTAGCGGCAACCAAAGTAAGAATTGTTTGCGAGAATACGATGAACCTCGCTCTTAATACGGCTAAACGGTCCTGGTCCACCAAGCATATGGGAAACATGGAGTCCAAGATGGCTGAAGCTCATCGGACTCTTGAACTCGCTAATACTTATAATGATGCTTTCGTTCTGGAAGCTTCCAAACTTGCTGACGAAAAGATTACCGACATTTCCTTCGAGCTTTTCGTTCAGAACCTCGTTAATATCCCTGAAGGTGCTACTGACCGTATCATTCGCGGTATCACTGAACAGCGCGACGACCTCATGATGCGCTACATGAAGGCTCCTGACCTCAGCACCATTCGCGGAACCAAGTGGGGCGTTCTTCAGGCTGTGTCTGACTTCGCCACTCACAAGACTCCCCAGCGCAATACTGCTACCCACCAAGAGAATCTCTTTGATGAGACGATTCAGGGTAATAAGCTCATTGATAAAGCCTACGACCTTCTGAAGGCGGTTTAATAATAAAAGCCTACCCTTTTTTGGGTGGGCTTAATTTCTATTTAGGAGTATAATATGAACAGCTTAAACTCGATTCTGGTAGAAGGAAACATTGTTGCTGACCCTGTAGTAGGAACAACACCCGCAGGAACCCCTGTTTGCACTTTTTCTGTAGCATCAAATCGATTTTATAAGGAAAAGGGTGAATCAGACTTTACTAAAGAAACTTCCTTCTTTAAGGTAGAAACTTGGGCGCGACTTGCTGAATCTGTTTCTGATTTAGGAAAGAAAGGCAGGGGTGTTCGTGTTGTAGGACGATTAAAACAAAATCGTTGGGTAGATTCCAATGGTAAAAATAATTCTGAAATTATTATCGTTGCTGAACATGTTGAGTTCAAGCCTGAGTTCAAGCCAGAAACTCCTATTTATAATCCTAATGAATCTACTGAAGAAAACGAGACTAATGATACTTTTTAATGACTAATTAGTATAGGAGAACTGAATGAAAATACTATTGCCACTGTCTATAGATAATTGTCAGAGTGATTGTATTTTCTATCACGCCGATACATCTACTTCACCTTTTAGAGAGTTCTGTACATTTTCAATGAGAATGGAGGAAATTGATTCTAGGAAATCATTAGTAGAAAATGATTGCCCTTTAATTAAGTTTGAAGTTAAATTAGAACTAAAAACCGAATAAGATTTTTGATGAATAGAATGTTCTAGTTTCACCAGAGTAATAATCTTTCCTAACACATTTATATTTGTTTAGGAAGGTTATTGCTCTTTTTTTTAGTTCAGCTTCATATTGAGATAAATACTCTGATTCTGATTTATTATTAATAATAGCAAATTTCTTAATATCATCTGATGAATATGGTGTATTTATATCTTCTTCTGAAGCTACCATGCTAAGAATAAAATTTAGAATTTCACTAGACTCATACCCTTTTGAAACTACTTCAGTATGGGTATGCGCCCCTGCTTTACCTTTAACTATTTCCATTCCTGATGATAATCCATAATTACCAGCATCAGCAAAATAAGCATCTTTAGGAATATTAACAAGTTTATTATTAGTATATAATTCTAAATAAGGTTCTTTAAAATCCTCTAAACGAAAATGGGCTATTCTTAACTCAAAATCAGCATCCTTAACAGGCATCATTAATAATGCTCCGAATGTTCCCATGTCAGTTAGGTATTTAGTATCAACAAAATTAAAAGGAGCTAATACTTTATACATATGAACAGAAGAATATCCTCTATCTACGCCTAAATGAGTTCGTAATACTTCAAATGTGTTATCTAATCCAAATGGTGTTGTTACATAAGCTCCTGGTCGAAATAGACAATTGGGAAAGGTATAAGAACCATCATCATACTTTTCCATAAACTCTTTAATCATACTAATCTCCATTTAGATGTAACATGCTCGGTTATTCCTATTCCTGTTCTCATCATTGACATTAACTTCTGAGCATCACTATTATTTCTACATAAAACAATTTTAGAAAAAGCGTTACTATCATTATCTAAGACAGCATTACGAGCTTTAGCTACAGAGTAATCAGAATCTACAATGTCTGTATCAGGGTCATGGTCACCAAAAGAAGTAACTTTTATCTCATCAAAGTTAAAGTTTTCTTTATCTTTATTTAATCTATCTAAAGTATCCTGCATCTCTTTAACATGGTCTAACCCCATTATGAATATAACTTTCTTATATTTTCTATTAAATAAGAATGCTAATACATCCTCAACATTTTCTACTTGAGGGTCATCACAAACATAAATAGGTAATACTGATTTTAAGTATTCTGCTTTTAATTCAAAGGGAATAGGGTTCTGTTTAGCATCATATTTCTGAGATAAAAACACTAATGGATCAGCTTGAAGTTGTGCCGCAGTAGTTCTTAAATGTTTGAATAACTGCTCATGAGCCTTAGTAGGAGGATTCGCTTTTTGGTAACAAATTACTGCTGTATCTTTCATTATTTTATTTCCTTACCACTCTAATAATTCTCTACGTTTAGCTATATCAATAGCCCAGGTTACAACTTGTTCTGGTAACTGCCCATCATAATAAGTTAATTTAAACTTAGTATAAATAATAGACCTAGCACCAAAGGAACCTAGCATATCCTTGACCTGGAAGATAGTTAAAAATGGGTCTTCATTAGCATTATTTTGATAAAACTTAAATAGTAAATCATCCTGGTCTAAATTAGCTGTTGATGGTATTAATACTTCTATAGGTTGAGAATTTTTAACATAGGGAGAAATAATAATTTTCCCTGATGAATGAACTATTTTTCTTATTGGTATATCTATCATTGGAGGAAATATAACTGATACTACATCTAATCCTTCTATCTTCCTAGAGATAATATCATTCTGTGTAGATAACTTTACTGATATCTTAATACAATCAGAAGCGGTTCCAGATAATCGAATTCCGTTATCTAATAATTTTTTAGATATTCTGTTTGTGTGGGCCGCTAGTCTTGACTGAAATGTAGTAGCAATGGTTTCATCCATTAATTATTTCCTTAATAAAATACCTTATCTTTTCCTGAAGGTCGTTTACCCTTATTCATACGTTCTTTAATAAAACTAGCATTAGCACCAGTGTCTGAATTATATAAATCAGAAGTTGCTCTCATTGATTCAGGAACATTTAATGACATATTAGACCATACTCTTGTAGCTTTTTTAGCACAACGAGTACAGGTAACTGACTTAGGAATCTTATCAGTCATTGACAATTCCTTTTCCTCTAAATTCCCACATTCACATCGATATTCGTAAACCATAATTCCCCCTAAACGAAACTCTTTAAACCTTGAATTATTCTATTTTGGTTATTCTGAGAAGCCCAAACTGTGTTAATCCATACGAAATTAGTATCAATGAATCCAACCTCTTCATTCTCAGAAATAGCATAAAACTGTATAGGTTTTATTAACTTTAAGTTCTTCTCCCTAATTAATGTTCTTACATACTGAGTTACCTTAGTTTCAGATTCTTCTTTTCCATTATAAAAATAAGAATATCCATAAGCTTTATCCATATAATATATAATTTGATTAAAAAATTTATCTTGAGGATTATACTCGCGGTGTTTATTTGGATAGAACCTTTGATTCTTTGGAAACGATGGGAGTAGTGTAACATTCTTCATCTTTGCTATATTATACAAACGCCAATAACGTGGCTTTCTAGCGTTATTAGTTATTTCTGTACCAAAGTTCTTATTACGAGAATAAGAGTATTTGTTTAATAAATATCCTCTAAAATAAATGCCCTTCTTACCTGAAGGCCATTGTTTAACACCTAGAACAACAGGTTGAACAATACGGGGGTGTTCAGGAGATTCTGCATCTGGAAAGAAAGGAGACTTATTTGAAGAGTAATTAAATTGAATTGGGCAATTTAGAGAGATTGCCTGTTTGAATAATTTTTCATACTGTGCCATGTATAATTAGTTATATTATAACTAATACCTACTATCTATATAATTCCCAAGGGTCTTCTGGCAATTCTTCCGCTGTAACCCCTGCAAATGGGCAATGATTATCTGATTTCTGATAATCAACCCAATCTTTGAACTCTTTGTCTTTAACAGCAATGTGAATTGCTTCTCTTTTACTTTTAGCTTCTACTTCTAAATAACAGCAATAATACTCTGTAGGGCCAGAACCGTCATCGCATATTGGCTCGACTCTGGATAACTCTTTGCTATATACAGCATACTTCATTATAGTCTCCTTATACTAAGTTTTCTATCGTGACTTTATTATTGCTGAAATTCCTAACATTATAGTTCTCTAATTCTTCTAAGATATCATAGCCTTCATTTGAACAATTCTGTAAATCAATTTTGATAGCGTTAACTGAATGGTCCTCACTAACAATATAAATATTCTGAGAAGCTCTGGACATAAACATTAAATCATTTGTAGAATAACTATTCCCTCCACATAATGAGGATGAACGATTAATATAATCAGAGATGGAAGCTGAGTGATAATGACCATAGAAAACACCATGAATAGTAATATTCCTATGAGAATAATTCTGTAATAAAGAACCTACTTGTTTCTCAATAGACCCTGATTTAAAAGTATGACCATGAAGTAATAAAGCATTATAGCCATTCTTTAATTGTACATAAGATTGAATATTATTTTTACTATTAATGAACTCTACTTTAGTCCCTGTAAATATCAATCTAAGATTATTAAAAATTAGATAGTCCCAGTTTTCTGATGATAGTAAATCAGAGCTTTCCATATCCTCATCTAAACGAGATTCATTGCCTACTACAGAAGCTACATGAATATTAAAATATTTACTTAATTCTATTATTACCTGTTTATAAAGGTAAGTAGCTAATAATGATGCTCTAACTAATGAGGAGTTCTGTGCTAGTCTTTCTGAGAGCCTACGAGATGAATTAATAAGGTCACCAGTAAAGAATATATAAACATCGTTTACTTTAGCATACTTAAAGTAACTTATTGATTCTGTAACAAACTTCTTTAATCTTTTTGAAGCGATATCAAAATTAAAACTATTACCAAAAGATTCTGACTCATAAATAATCTCATTCAAATGATGGTCAGATAATTGCATTATTCCTATTTTACTCTTAGTATCAGTAACATGTTCTTTAATTTTGAACTTAGTTAAATCTACTGAGTTCATCACATCTACATATTCTGAGAATATTTCTTCTAATGAATTATATAAACGATAGGATTCTCGATTAGTCTTTCTAACTGAATTATTGATATCTAATAATCTTTGTTTCTGTGCTTCTAATTTAATTAAATCTTCTTCAGGAACTTCAATATCTATATTGTCTTTAAAATCTGCTACACATCTTCTTACTGTTCTTTTAAATGAATCTAAATACCAAGAGCAGTTATTATCTGAATTAAACTGAGTAAACATCTTATAAATATTATCTATAGATATTCCTTTTCTTACCTTATCTTCTATCCAAGCTCTTTTTGAGAATAAATTGTTCATTAACCCTCCGGTTTTATTTCCAAATATTTAGAATTTTCTTTCTATTGATAATAAGTAGTATATATCCAAGTATCCGATATAAATAAAATACTTTACCGAAATGAGTAAGATACTCTACCCCCGTAGATTTACCACCCTTATAACTTTTGTTAGTCATGCTACAAGCAAACATATTCACTTTTGTTGATATTTTTTTATGGTCGGGGTCAAGCTCAAATATGGTATCTGAGTATTTCTGGTCAATCTTCTTACCAAGCTCATAGAAAAACTTATTCATTTATAGTACCTCTATATAGAGTATATACTATTTTTTGTCAAATGTCAAGTAAAATCTAATATTTCTTTGATTTATTAAATACATCCTGACGAGAACCTTGTTGTCCTAATTTAGCAATACTTTTATCAACATTTTCTGTAGGAACAACATTTTTTACTATATGAGTTAATATCGTTAATAAATCTTTATCTGCATTTAAATAGTATTCTACAGCTTCATTATTCGTTTTAAACCCCTTAGTTCTTTTAACTTGAAGGATATTAGATTTTAGTGCATCTGAAAGTAAGCCTTTTTGTATAATCAATCTAAATAATTCTAATGGTGTATCTAAAATAATTTCATCACCAGAATCTGCATCATAAAAATCTGTTGACATTATTTTGTCTAAGTTTTGAGCATACATTTTTCTATTAGGGATTACTAACTTAACCAATTGCTGTAGTGATACTTTTTCTTTTAATCTATTTTCCAATAATGTTACTTTAATTTTCATTTCATCTCCTTAATGCAAAACTAAGATAGATTAAGTATAATCCTAATAAGCCCATTATACCTAATATTCCTAACAATTATAGTCCAGCGTCTAATAGCTTTTTATAATAATCAGGAACTTCTCGTAAATGGTCCCTTGCTACCCATTCATATACTAAATCTTCATCAGGAAATTCTGAGTGTTCTTCATACCAGTCTCGTATTTTTTGATACATAGTTCTGTGTTCTTTTTCTACAGAAATTCCTGTTTTCAATTGTCCAGCATCAATGGGGTCAGTTTCATATAATCTAAGTTTGTAGTTCATATTAAATTAGTAAGGACCAACACATTTAAGTATTGGTCCTTTTATTTACTCATCGTCAGATTTTATATACTTATTAATTAGGTACTCTGAGTAACCCATTCCTGCTAAGAAACGTGAAAATAAATCACAAACTTCTCCAATAGTAGCGGCTTCCATCCCTTCTTTAGAAATAACAGTATCATGATAATACTCTATATCCTCTTCAGTCATATCTTCAGTTGTAAACATAAATTGAATCATAGTTATCTCCTATCTATTATCACCAGAGCCATTAATGGTTCCAGCTTCTTTACGAGATTGTAATTTAGCAATATTATATATAGCTACGTCTTCTAAAGTAAACCCTAATTCTTTTGATAATGTTGCTGAATACCAAAGTACATCAGAAACTTCATCCATAATCTTTACTTTTAATTCTTCAGTAAAAACTCCATTAGCATCTCTTAATACTTTCTTTACCTTACCAGCAACCTCCCCTGCTTCTGAAGCTAATCCTAATGCTGTATATAGAATAGGTATATTCCCACCTCTAGGATAGATAGCTGTTGACATTGCCTTTTCTTGGTACTCATTAAAATCCATTAATAATCTCCTCTAAATATAGATTCTCCTGTTGTATTCCAGTAAATTCTAAAATTTCCTTTTTCTGCATAGTAATAAGATATATCCTCACTCTCTATTAGTTTAACAATACACCTAAGTAATAGTAACTCTAAAGTTTCTCTATCTTTGTCTTTTATTCTTTTAGTAATCTCATCAATGTAATTCATTTACTTTACCCCTGTAATTGTTTCCATTTCACATTTCTGAATAGGTTCAAACCCTACTTGATTTTGACTCTTAATTACTTTCATACTGTGAATAAAAACCCCATTAGAATTCTTAAACCCCCGTAATTTACATTTAGGACAAGTTTCTATTTTAATAGCTTGGTTTCCTGTAGGCCCAACAATAATATGGTCATCAGTTTCTGAATTAATAAAATCAATATAATCTCCTGATTGTAATTCATACATTAAGTTTAATATACCCAATTTATTTAATTCCACCTAATTTCTCATAAGAAAAATAACAATTTCTATAAGTTTTTTTCTTTGTTTTGTTGTTACAAATCTGAGATATTCTTCCAATACTAAAACCCAATTTCTTTAACTGAGATAAAGACTCATACTCCTTTATTAAAACTTTATTTAAATCATATTGATACACTTTTTTTTCTTCATATAAAAATCCTCTATTTCCTTTTGAAACAATTTCTTTATATGAATGAGTATTATTTTCATTCATTGATACCCATTCTAGGTTTTCTATTCTATTATCTTTTTTATTTCCATTAATATGATTAGTATAAGGTTTATCTTCAGGAGATAGACCTAAAAATGCTTGAATAATAAATCTATGCGCTAAAAACTTTTTATAAACTTTTGGTTCTATACAAACATTAAAACCTAAATAGCCATGATTATGATTATAAAAAGATATTTCTTTGCTTTTTCTTTGCTTTAATAAAGGATAGTGCTTAAACATATCATTAAACTTCTCTGCATCGAATAATAAACGCCCATCTGAACAAGCAATAATAAAAGGATATGTGGGGTGAGGTCTTGTACTAAAAATATTATTCATTATATTGACCCAACTTTGCATATTTTTGAACATCTAATATCGATGTTCTCCAATAATTTTCTTTATACTCCATATCCCAAACAAACCAACCAGTAACAAGATTTCCAACATGAAAAAGTCCATCATCCCTGTGAGGAGTTCTATAATCCACTTGTCTATTAAATAAATAGACATATTTTAAATTATTCCATATACCTTCATTATTTCTCTTATACGCTCCAAAGAAATTAACTTTACCTAGAAAAATAAAACTCTTTGAAACTTTTTTAGCTTGAACAACAAAGTCATCAAAAATAGAAAAAGCAGGATTAGTAATGATTAAATCTTTTTTTTCATTATCTAATAAAAAGTCTTTTCCTGTTGTTCTTATATCATCACAGATTGTTTCTATTCCTAAAGTATTTAAAGCCGAGGATAATGAGTTATTTCCTGCCGCTGGTTCATAAGCCAATTGAACTTCATCTAAAATATTTGTTTGTTCTTTTAAAACCCATATTAAAGATTTTGGCGTCTCATAAAAATCTGCTTCAGGTCTTTCTGATAAAGGTTTTCTATTAGCATAAGCTTTCCCCATTATACTTCCTCAATAAGTCTATTTCTAATTTCTAGCATAGCTAAATCATATACTTCTTTTAATTTACTATTAAGATAAGAATCTCTAAACTTCTGTAGAGTTGTATTCTTTCTAAAAGTCTGTAAAAACATAATAGATAGAATCATCATATCTCTATTACTTAATCCTAATGTATCCTTTAAATCTACAACAACTGAAATCACTGTTCTAATTGCTAAATCTTCAGTATGATATAGTTTTAATACAGGGTCTTCAACCTCAGTAGAAGGACTCCAAAAGGGTTTCATTGATAGTGTTGTTTGTAGTTCTTCTAATTCCTTTTCAGAGGAAGCATTAGAAATAATAGAGTTTAAGGATAATATTCTATCATCCTTTCTATTCTTTTGTCCATATAAAACTTCTAATACTTTATATCTAAGAACTCCTCCAAAGGATATCTCAATCATATACTCAGGATTTTTTTCATACTGTTCTAAAAATACCATAGTACATTCTACTGCTTTAGAAAAAACATAATCAGGGTTTAAGAACTTTTTACCCTTAGTCATCTTTAATATCATTGACCTTGAGTATTGAACTAATAATCCAAACATTTCTTGATAAGCAACCTTGTCATTACATAATCGCCATTTCCTTTGTAATTCATATAGTCTAATTTCTGTTTCAGAGCGTATTCCCATATTTATTTCCTTAAATAATAAACTTTTGAATATAAATTTGCGATACACCTTTTAAGTATACTGCTCGTTTTTCATCAATATATACTTCAATATCTGAATCAGGAGATTCCTTAGCTAAGAAATCTTTTATTGAATCATAGATGATTAATGCTGTTTCATCATTAGTAAATGTATTAGAAACTTGAATAGTCTTTTCTATTGAACAAGCTCCAAAACCTGAAACTCCTGAATCTCTTAAAAAGAACTTAAAGTCTTGAGTTCCTTTAACAATCTCAATTCCTAATACCTTGAACTCAGATGACGATGTATAATATCCTGAAAAGAACTTAATTGCATCTAAAAGAACTGAAGCTTTTATTGTAGCAATTCTTACATCAGGTTTAATAGTTAGTAAATCTTCTTGAGAAGGTGGAACAGCATTACTCATAGCGTTTGAGAATAGTCCAATAAACCCTTGAGCAATAATAATCATTTTATCTTTTTCTTTATTGATTCTCATTTCATAAGGTTTCTCTGTATCCAAAGATTCATAATATAATTTTAGATTCTTTTTATGAATAGGAATAAAGGAAGTTAAATCTGTAGCAAAATTAGCTGATTGAATAAAGACATGACGAACATCATTAACAATAAGCATATTTGAATATAGTGAAGCGGCATTGTTTTTATTCTCATCCTTTCCAAAGAAAGAAGATGATTTTTCAATAGCGGAATATAAGCATTGGCATTGTTCTTTATTTGTAGTTGAAGAAAATGAATGATAATCTTTCCAATCAAAAACTAATAGTGCTTCCTTCTCTTCTATTCTTTTATTCTCTATCTTAAAATTAGGTAGTGATAGTCTATCCTTATTAAGACTAATAATAAACTCTGAAGTTTCTCCACTTTGAATTAAAGTAATTACTAGTTCATTTCTCTGGTCATTTGAATACTGATTTAGGGTATACATAAACTTATTAAAATCAATATACGTTCCTACTAAGGAAGGTAATTCCTCTTCTTCTAAAGAAGCACTTAATCCTACAGGTAATGTAATTTTAACTATAGAAGTAGGGTCTTGAAGAATAATACCAACTTCTGACTTTTCTTGAGAAAATGTAAAAATTGCATTTAATGAACCAAATGTAGAAATTGGATTTAATAGAGATAATGTCTTTTCTAAATGCATAATAGAACTAAAGTCTATATTAGATAACTGTAACTTCATTTCTGTTTACTCCTATTTATTCTGTTCATTGTAAGTATATACCAAATATCCTATTTTGGCTACTAAAAACTATTGACAATTTGTCATAGTAGTTGTATACTATTGAAAGGAGCCACAAATGAATAAAGCAACAGAGTTGGATTACTTCTTAGTAAAAAGAATTAAGGAAAATAACGATGATAGTAGTAAACTAAAGCTATTTTACAAGTATAAGTACCTAGTTAAAGGAATGTATAATGAAAGCCTTTATTGGCTTAAAAGCTATATATCTGAAGAAGATTTTATTAATGAATCATATTTTGCTTTTATTAAGGCATTAGATTATTGCGATTTAACAAAAGTGTATTCACCTGAAAAATGGTTATTTCTAGGTTGTTTTAAAGATTGGTTATCTAACACAATTAGATTAATAAATGAAAAAGAAATGAGAATTTCTTATGTAAATGAAGATATTTTTAATATAGAAAGTTTTACATCCACCGTTAATAGAGAAAATAATAAAACTCTTAATGATATTCATGTTGATAAGTTCTATCAAAGCTTAAATGATAAAGAAAAAATAATCTTTTTTTATCGTTATAATTATGGTAAAGAGGATTATTCTATTCGTAGGCTTGCTGAAATGCTTGGATGTTCCCATCAATGGGTAAGTATTATGAATAAAAAGATTATAAAGAAATGGAAACATTATACATCGTAATAAAAGTGAGAGCCACGTTGGAGGGGAACGTGACTCTCTAAAAGGGAGGTAGGAGGACATAATAATTAGTGAGATTAACTCACTATATGTTTATTTTACCTTAATGTTTATTGATTTTGGTTTAGCTACTTCTTTTGAAGGAATCTCAATAGAGAGCAATCCATTCTCAATTTTAGCTTCTACCTTATCCACATCATAATGGGATATTGGTACGAAGAACTTAGCCTCTGCTTTGCACTTTTTAATTCCCTTCTGACGATACATAACTTTTTCTGTTTCTTCTTTTGGTGTTAATTTTAATACTAAATAATCATTAGTAAAATCAACAGAAACTTCCTCATCAGAATACCCAGCAATAGCAAACTTATAAAGTAAAGAATTATCTTCTTTCTTAATAATGTCGCAAGGAGGGAATGCTGAAGAAACGAAAATGTCTGGTAATTTGGATGGAGCAAACGTGTTGAAGTCATCGAGAAATTCATCAATCAAGTCAGAAAAGGAACCTAAGCGATAGTGGGAGTTCATAAAGAACCTCCTTAATAATATATACTTCTCCATACAGAGCAAGTTTCGATTAATTAGATTTCTACATATATAGACAATCTATATAATTAGTAGTTTATTAAACTTCATATGTTTCTAAAACTTTTATAACATGCTCTGAAGTATAATAATTTTCTTGGTCTAATCCTAACAATGCTACTATTAATAAATATAATTCATCTTGTTTAGTATCAGCACTTTCTATTAAAATAGTTACACAAGCATCCCAAATCTTATGTCTAAAATTTTTAATAAAATTATAACCATAATTGTTATTTACAAAGTCCCTAGCTATTCGTTCTGTTTCATAATCAATAGCACTAGCTTCTGCCTCTTGTCCTGCTTGTTCTTTCTGTTCTTCTGAATATAAGTCTTCATCATGTTTCCAATATCTATTACTAGCTTTATCCTCAGTAGAAACTGTATCAGCTAACTCAGGTTCTTCTTCAATATACGCCCAAGGCTCTGAATACCCATCGTGGTAAGCAGAAGAATAATCAGAATCCTCCTCTAGATTATCACTTATAGCCCATTTATACGTTTCTAACGAAAATGGTGTATCTGAAGTTTCTGAATATAGATTTTCTATATCATTACAATCAATAGTATTACCAAATCTCTTTAAAAATTTAGGATTTTTTATTGCAGTAAATATACGAGTTTTAATATCTGGGTCAAATAAAATATTATGAGTATTATTATAAATAGCTAATTTAACTTCACTAGGTAAGGAGTTTTTAAACTCTTCTCTATTTCCAATCTGATTGTCTTTTGCATCCATCCATTGATAAGATTCAAAATGTAATTGAAACTTCTCATTCTTAATCTTATTAATTATTATTATTAATGGGCCTTTTTCTGAATAATACTCAAAGTAATTATTATCACGAGATGCAGTACACCAACGAGTATTAGCTCCATATTTACATGCCGCTTTTTCCGTATTAGGAGATACAACTAACCATTCATTATCTTCAAACCATTTATCATATTCATCATTACCAATACTGTCAAATTCTAATTGTTGTAATTTATCTGCATAACTACTAACAACTTTATATAACCCAATAGCCCCTTTAATATTCATAATATTGTAAAGTTCTTCTGACTGTAATAACTTTTTACGTTTAAGTAAATCATAGTTTTTTAAGTCAGCAGTAATTTTAGAGTAGTCTTCAGATAAGAACATATCAAAGGCTCTAAACATATTATGGAAATGCATAGTTCCTAAAAGTTCCTTGATTCTTGATAAAGATATTGGATTAAATATTTTAACATCAGAGTTAGTATTTATTTTATTAACAAAGGGGTCTAAATACTCTTTGAAAAACCATTGAATAATCCAACGAGAATATTTTTTATCTGTAGTTGGGTCTAAACCTACTAACCAGTTAAAAAGTTCTACATCTATTTTCTCTTTATAAAAGTCATAATTAACAGCTTCAACTAAAAGTAATTTCATTATATCTCCACCTATAAACATTCATTAACGTAATTACTAATTAGTTAGTATTAAGGAGATAGTTAGAATGACCCATTTAGAATTACTATTATCTATATCTAACGCCCATAAAAGAGACACTTGGATGATTTATGGTGGTAAGGTTTATCCAGAAACTCAAACTCAATTTGCTAAAGATGATATATTTCAATTAGACGCATTAGGAACAATCTGGAATAATGCTATTTTTTATTGTAAAGAAGAGGTTTTCTTAGATGCTACTTTTGATTGGGCTAACTACACATTCAATGATGTTAGTAAAGGTAGAATTATGGATAATCTTAATATTATTCATCCTAACTTCCATTGTATTATGACTGAAGCTCAATTAACTGCAATAGTAGAACCTGTTGATTATACCTTCGTTGCTTTTAAGTCTATTGACCCTGTAGATATTTCTGATATAGAATTAAATACAATTCTATTAGAAGTAGGTGTTCCTTTCGTTACTATGGAAGAATTAGAATTTACTCGTGAGGATATTCTAAACTTAATGATAAAGCCAGCTATGGATGAATACTATAAATGGTTCCCTATTAGAACCGTAGAGCAATTCCCTGTCCCTACTGCTCTTATTGATATTCCTATTCCTCCGTATGTTAAAACAGTAATTAGAGCTTATATTAGTCCTGGGTATCCTGTTACAGGTGTTCACCAAAACCCCATTACTAGATATTTTGATGAAGTAGTACTAGCGGCTTCTTCTCGTGGAGCTTTTGCAAACCCTGCTATTAATTATAGAAATAGACAACCATATACTGATGTTCAGGCTTATTCTACATTCCTATTAGAAAAGGCTGTAAGACAAGGTGCTGTGAATCATGGAACTAGAAAGCGTATTAGAGTTGAAATGGTTAATAAAAGAATAAGAGGATATTCTAATATCCAAGGTATCCTAGAGGTAGAATGGGGAACAGCTTCTTACAACTGGGAAGATATACCTTATAATAGGTTAACTGAAGTTCGTAGGCTTGCTCAAGCAAAAGTATTAAGAGCATTAGGTTCATTACGTTCTCAGGCCAATGATGTATTACCAGGAAATGTTAATTATGAAAACTTCATAACTCGTGCTGAGGAATTAGAAGATAAAATAGTAACACTTTGGGAAGATTGCACAAAAGTCGTGGTTGTACGAGGATAACTCCTTACATTACATAAACTTAAATAAAAGGGTTGGATTAATAGTTCCAACCCTTTCTTTATCAATACTACATAGGATTTTTACTATATATGACTCGTCCAGATATACAGTTTTTACATATATGTATATTCAAATTTTAACTATAGTAATACTAATATATGAATACTAATATTAATTAATTAGAGATTAGCATCTCCAATAAAAATAACTCAGTTTAATGAAGAATATTAGGAATTTACGGAAGTAAATTCATTAACAATTTATGTCGATTTTGGTAGCCATTTTGGGTAGTTAGGTATATACTTCCTATGTAGGAGACAAAATGGTAATAACTGAATTGAAACTAAAGAACTTTATGAATATTGCTGATGCTCATCTCCACTTCAATGAAGGTATCAATGTTCTAGGTGGGGATAATGGTCAAGGAAAATCAGCGGTTCTTGCCGCCGCCGCCTTCTGCTTAACAGAATCAAAGCGGGGGGATTCTTGGAAAGACTTTATTAAAACGGGTACAGAGGGAATGACCATTGATATGACTTTATATAAGTTCATAGGTGATGCTCCTATGTATTTTCATTATGAAGGATTGTCATCCTCAGCTTCCATGACAAAAGAATTAAAATATAAAAGTGAAACTTACTTAAATGCTAAGTGTTCAGAGTTTATAGAGAAATACTTTGATATGGACATGATGGAAAATGTTATCTTCCATTTACAAGATGCTGTTAATATTGCTTCTATAGCCCCTTTCAAGCGTAGGGAATTATTAAAGAAAATATTTAAGTCAGAGTTTACAGAGATAACTAATAAGGTTAAGTTAGATATACAAACACTTAAAGATGTAGTTATAGCTAAAGAGAGTCAGATATCTTTATTAAAAAATAAAGAGTATAAAATTGTTGAACTAATTCCGATTAGTACTGATGACAAAACTACATTAGAATTAAATAAGATAATTATTGAGAATAGACTTAGTGAAATATCCTCAATGAAAGAGGCTATTACCTCTAAGAAACAGTTATTATCTCAAGCTACACAAATATACAATTCTTTAGTTCCAATGAAGAAATCTTTAGAGTCACAGATAACTTCTAATAGCGATTCTATAAGGAATTCTGAATCACTGTTAGCTTCTGAAGAGGAAAAGCTGTCTAACATCATATCCTCTTCAATGTCCTCTAATATTGATTTAGAAAAGATGAAAAAAGCTTATGATGACTCTTTATTAGAATCAACTAAACTTGATGAAGCTTATGGTGTTAGTGTTGATGAAAAGAGTAAGACTAATAAATTAGCAATAGAATTAGGTTCTGAAAGAGCTTCTTTATTTACACAACTAGGAGTCTTTGATACACAACCAACATGTCCTACTTGTGGGCAATCTTGTGATAAAGCTCATAAAGAATCTTTAGTTAAGAATCTTAATACTGTTACTAATAGTTACAACTTAGCTGTTCAGGCTTTCAAGGAAGCAGAGGCTAATGAATTAACTAAAAAGAGTGAACTATTAACTTCTAAAAATAATAATACCACATTACTATTAGCAGTAAAAACTATTGAGAGTAAAATAAGTAACACTGCTGTTCAAAAAAAGAACTTAGAGGAAAAGATAGTAGGATTAAAAGCATTAATAGAATCTTATTCATCAACACTCACAAAGACTAAGGAGCAATTAGAAAATGTCAACAATGATATTTCTATTAATAATTCTATTATTAATTCTGTTGGTACAATCACGACCGAAGTGTCAGAAGCAGAAGTCACAATTAAGTCAAAAGAGACTGAAATTGAAACGCTTAATAAGTTTATCAAAACGTATGAAACGAATGTCTTGGTTAATACAGAACGTGAACGGTCCAACAAGGTTATTGAACAACAACAGAAAGACGATAAGAAAATAGTTGATACATTAACTTCAGAATTAATTTTGAATCAGAATGAAATCTCTGACCTTGATTATGTTAAAGGATTCTATGATACAGAATTACCTAATCATATTATGACCAAAGCTTGTATGTTATTAGAAAATGAAATGAATAATTTTATGAATAAAACTAAATCAGGCTTTATTTGTAAGCTTGTTCAGAATTCTAAAGGGGTTGATTTCTTCTATAAGGCTCGTAATGAACCTGAGTGGTTGAAAGCTAAGATGGCTTCTGGTTTTGAAGCATTACTATTAACGGTAGCTTTTAAAGTTTCAGTAGCTCAGGCATATTCAACAAAGTTTATTGTTTGGGATGAAGTTGATAAAACAGCAACAGAAAATAATTCATTAAAGATGTTTGAGAACATTAATTCGATTGAAGGATTTGACCAGATGATGTTAATTACTCATAGACCTAAATCCTTAAATTACTTAAAAGAAATGGGAGCTACAATTTATATGGCAAAGAATGGAGAATTTGAACAATACTAATAATTACTAATTATTAATCCACTAGAGTGGCCAAAACGAAAGATTCACTATATACTATATGTAGTGATGAATGCCTTATTAGGCAAAATATTTTAATAGCTACTAAAGTAGCAAAAGGAGTTACATATGGGTGTAACAGATGATGAGTTTAAGATGTTTGCAACACAAGTTGAACAGGAGGAGCTTGCTCGTTCTCAAAAAAAATCCACTGGTGGTTTTGAGTATGAACAAGTTAAATGGACAGGATTACCTGAACGTGGATATAAGATTATCCGTGCATTAGGAGCGGCCCCTAATTCAAATGCATCTCCAACTACCTCAAGAACAGTTAGATTTGCTGTAATTAAAGCTGACGATGGAAAGGATATTCGTGTTTCTTTACCTACTGGTCCTGAAAAAGATGACCATATCCTTTGGCGTATTATTAATAATATTGAAGAAGTTGCTTGGGTTCCTGGTGAAGATAAAAAGAATATTAAGGTATATACTAATAAACTTCGTCATCCTGATATCTTTAATATGGTTACTAAAAACTCCCATCCAGAAGGCTCTGACCGTAATAAGTTTGATAGAGGTTGGGCTGGTAGAGATATGTTTATTATGAATTGCATTGATAGAAATCCTACAATGTATGCATGGAGTCGTGCTAATAAACATACAGTATTGCTTTCTAAGCATATTAATATTGGAAAGAATGCTGAGGGAAAGCCAGTAGAGTACCCTGAGACAGGAATTCCTGCTTTTGGTTTTACTAATATCCTTGCTCTAAACATTTTCAAACACTATGGTGATTGGAATAATTTTGACTTGGCTATAGAACGAACTGGAATTATGCAGAGTCCTAATAGGATTATTCATGCTTCTAAATATAAGGAAGAAATTCCTACAGCACTCCATCCTGAGATTGTTGATGGACCATTAACTGAAGAAGAATTATCTTGGGAACAATATGATTTATCTAAGTTATTTAAGGTTGTTAGTTATACTAAACTGTATAACCGCTTAAACAAATCAATTGCTAAAATTGACCTATCATTAGGTACTCACTATGTTGATGAATTAAAGTCATTAGCAGAAATTGAAAAGAAACAACGTGAGGATGCTAAAGCTGAAGAAGAAGATAGTGAAGAATCTGAAGCTAATGCTGTTGCTAAAGATTTAGGTTCTGCTCCTGCTTCCGTTGCTATTGAAACTCCTAAAGCTTCCCGAACTGTAGCTTCTAATACTACTTCAGAAGTACCAAAGGGATATGAGTTCCTTAATGAAACTGAGAAGAGTTTAATTATTAGTATGAAACGTGTTGATGATAAGAAGTGGGATATTACTTATAATACTACAGAAGAATTAGCTTCATGTAATGTTTGTAAAACTCCTTCTCCTAGTAGCTTTGCTATTTGCCCTGGATGTGGCTCAACCTTTTAGTTGAAACACTTTTAAGTTAGAATTAAGAAGGCAGTTTTGTAAAAAGACTGCCTTCTTCTATTTAGGAGGAATTATGTATAAGTTAAAGTTTAAGACAAGAACAAAAGATGGTTTATATATTACTGTTAAGAAACAAATATCTAATTGGAGTTATATTGTTGAAGTAAAGAAGTTAGACCAGAAAGGTAGGATAATTCAAAAGGCAGTAAAAGTTGTTGAAAAGGTAGATTTAGATTCTGGTGATATTGATATATTTATTGATTCTAATAAGGAGAAGAAACCCTTTAATTCAAGGAGTAAAAAGAATGATAAATAAGTTTATTCCTTGTAGAAAATGCTTAAATAAAAGTAAAATAAGTGGATATATAAATACTACTCTCAATAATGGACAACTAGCAATTATTGAATGTGATTGCCATAAGGAATGGAGAGAAAAAAAAGAGTTGACAGGAAGCGCGAAGTATGCTAATATATGGCATGATGAAGTGGCCCTAGCATATTCACCTGATATTAATTATATTGGAGACTTATCTAGGAACAATAAGAATAAATTAGTTTTCTATGTAAATAATTTTGATAATGAAAAAGTTAAATCAACTTCATTATATTTATATGGTCCTAATAGCACTCAGAAAACACATTTAGCTCATTGGGTTGGATTACAGTTATTAAGAAAGAATTATACAGTAAAATATTTAACTATGCAACAATTTGTTAAATTAATTTCTGATTTTGCTGAACGTGAGGAGAAAGATGAAGAAGTAGAAATACTTAAAAACATTGATATGCTTATTTTAGATGAATCCTTTTCTAAACAGAAAGTAACTTTATATAAATCAGGATTCCAATTACCCTTCATTGAAGACTTCCTAAAGGAGCGAATAGAGTTTAATCATAAAGCAACTATATTTATTTCTAATATCTCTGTTGATGAAATATCCTCTCATGGGTTTAGTGAGAGCATACAACAAATGATAAAAAGGAATACTACTGAAGTAGGAACAGATTTAGAGTTTAAGGATAATTATTACGCTAATATAAACAAAACTAATATTGACTCAATTTTCAAGGATGTTACATGAGTGTACGACCAGTAAAAGAAAGAAAGAATGAATCTTATATAGTTTCTGCTGAGTATCAGGTTCTAAATCTATGTATTAAAAGTCCACAGATTTTAGATTCTAATCCTGATATTAATGAGGATGCTTTTCCTCATAAGCAAGCTAGAGATATCTTTGTTTCATTGAAAGTATTGATAGACTTAAAAGAAGAAATTACTCCTCTTAGCTTATTTAGAGAAGCTAATAAAATTAATGATAACATTGAATTAGAAATTATCAATAATATCGTTGCTTATCAAGTTTCTGACTCATCATTATTATCTGCATATTCTCTATTGAAGAAGGAGTCAGTAAAATATAGGTTAACTAAAAAGTTAGATAAGCTTAATACTAAATTAACTTCTTTAGACTCATTAAATAATGATGAAGCTAGTGCTATTCTATGGGATGCTCAACAATTAATTTTGAACTCTGGGTCAAAAGTTGAATCAAAGACATTAGAGACTTGTTTAGATGATTATAAAGAAGATTTAAAGAAACGTAAAGAAGGAAATTATTATTCTTTTGGTGACCAATTTTTAGATGATAACTTAACTCGTAAAGCCGCTGGTGGTCAGATTATTCTAATTTCTGCCGCTACAGGAATGGGTAAATCTGGTTATGGCTTGAATTTAATTAATGGCATGATTAACATGAATACACCTTCTATGTATTTTTCATTAGAGATGGATGAAATCTCTACTATGGATAGATTGCTTTCTTTACGAACACAAATTCCTATTAAGGAATGGTATGTAAAAGAGAATATAGATTCATTATTAGTAAAGGTAGAAGAGGAACGAGTATCATTATCTAATAAACCATTTAGGTTAATTGATGACCCTTCAATTACATTATCACGAATGTTATCACTAATTCGTGAGTTTAAGTCTTATTATAAAACAGACTATATTTGTGTTTATGTAGATTTGATTACCCAAGTAAAAGAGTTTATTGATATGGGAGTAGGTGGAGCTTCTTTAGCAACTACAATTGAGAAAGCGATAAATAAATTAAACGAAATTGCTAAGATTGAAAATATCTGCTTCGTTTGTATCGCCCAAATGAATAGGTCTATTGATAATATTAAGATTACAAAAGTTTCTGATGTAGAAAAATTGAAACCTATATTAGGGAGCATAAAGAACTCAGGAGCATTAGCAGAGCGTTCTCGTGCTGTTCTATCTGTTTTTAGAAGGAAACCCTATGTTGAGAAGTATCTACCTGACGCACCTGAATTAGAGTATTTAGAGGATAAAATGGAAGTAACTATATTAAAGCAGAATCAGGGCGGTATTGGTATTGGTACATACTTATTTGATGGAACTACAATGACAGCAATGCCTTATGTAGAAGAAAATAGTGAAATTAAATTCTAAGGAGAAAAAGAAATTGGAAGGTTACAAGCTTTACATGTATAAGTATTTAGATGAGTTTAAGACAGAACGAGAACAATTACCAATTGAGATTATTCAGGATAAAAACTTTATTGTTCTTAGCTTAATATCTAAAGGACTTTTGGAAGCTCAAGATATAGCATTAGTAGACGTTGTTGAATCAAAACAAGGATTCAAGGTATTAAATAGAAACAACCAAGTTCTTTTTTCTATAGAAAAGTAGATAAAACGTAGTATCCCTATGAATAACTAATTATGGTATATCATAGGGAGACTTTTTAATGCAAGTTGCTAATACGCCGGGATTTAAAGCCTACTTCGTTGACTCTGAGTATTTTAGAGCTTATGAAGATTTGAAAGGCTATTCTATTAATTTTATTATTAATTCTGCTAAAGCTGGAAACCTAAAAGCTATTAATGCTATCTATTATATTCTATATCCTACTTTATATAAGATATATACTAAGTATTATTTAGAATCTATCTTTGAAAAAGACTCACAAAAAGAAGGAAAGGATTATGAATTTCTTTCTAAAGCATATATATTCTTATTTAATTCATCTCCTAAATCCTTTTTATATACATACGAACCTCCTTTAGGTAAATCTGAAAAAAGTTCTATCAAGGATATGTTATATGTATCAGCTATTTATCTAAAACATATGATAACAGGTAAATCAATATCCTCTTCAGACCTAGATGGTAAATCAATTTTAATGGATTCATTAAATTTACATTTATTTACTACTGATGTAGGTATTCAACACGCCTTTATTGACTTCTTAGACTTTTTATCTCAAAATGACCAAAATGAAGAATATAACTTATTATTACTACGAGCAAAAGGATATCCTGATGAGTACATACTTCATCAGCTAAACTTAAACCCTAGTATATATTACAGATTATTAAAATCTGCAAAAGACAAGTTCAAAAGTTTTATTGGAGTATAATAATAAATGAAAGTTTATCTACCTAAATCTAGTTCTCCTATCACTCCTAATAATGACAAAATTGACTATCATTTAGACTCTGATGGGCATATAAAAGGAACAATAAAAAATCCTAATATTGATATGTCAAAAATGGCTAGTAGAAAAAAGTTTACAACATCATTATCACGATTATTTGGATTCCAAAGAAAAATTACAAATAATGGTAAAGCTGAAATACAGTTTGTTAAAGTTGACCCTAACTCAGAAATGAGAGTAGCCCAATCTAAAGTCGGAAAAGTAATGAAGACTAGGATGGGGGATAGATTAGAAGAATACTTTAACTTCTGGTTAAATGAGACTACTGATACTATTTCTTCTTTACAAGATAGATTTAAAAGAGTTGCTGAATTAGAATTCGCTATTATGAATGACCCATTTTTAGGGATGGTAGTAGATTTAATGGCAGATGAGGCTACTCAAATTGACCAGCAAGGTCAGTTAATAATGGTTGACTGTGCTAATCCTAGAATGAAACAACGGATGGAAGAATTATTAACACAATGGTCAGTAACTCAAAATAGAGTTAGGTCATGTATTTGGAATTTAGCTGGTTATGGAGATTCCTTCTGGTCTGTTAAAGTTACTAAAAATGGTGTAATTAGAATTAATCCATTAGATGTTAGACAAGTATTAGATAGATTAGAATTTAATCCCGCTCGTGTTGCTTCTGATATGACTATGAAGCAGGGGTTTTTAACTGCGTTATCTCGTGATGAGCGTTTACAGATGCTAGTAGATTCTTTAGAAAATCCTGCTAATGATGAGTTTGCTGATATATTTGATTCTAAATTATTTGGATTCGTTATTGCTAATGACTTCGTAGTTCCTCCTTGGAATATAACTCACTTTAGAACTCAAGCAGAACAATCAGATTTCTTCCCATTTGGTAAACCATTGTTATTAAAAGCCTTAGCTCCTTTTAGACAAGCTAACGCTACTATGACATTACAATCACTAGCTCGTATTCTTTCTTTCCCTGTAACTGTTTACTCTGTTAAAACAACTGCTGGTATGGATGAAGCACAACAGTTTGAGAAGGTAAATGAAGCTAGAGAGGAATATGATAATATTGGTGTCTCTGGTTCAAATACAGAAACATATTCTGTTAATACTAAAATGTGGATTCCTGAAGGATTAATTGAATTAAAGGTTCATACACCTAATATTGACTTAAATGCAATTGGTGATTTAGAATTATATCAAGATAGAGTTGTTGTAGCCTCTGGTGTACCTAAAGGATATTTAGTTCCTGATTGGGGTGGTTTCGGAGTTTCAGCTATCTCTTTAACTGAACAATTTAAACCTTTTGCTAGAAAAATATTCACATTACAATCCGCCTTTATTGACGGTTTAACTAACCTTTTCCGCCTTCATTTCGCTATTACTGGCGAATTCGATTACTTTGAACCTTTCGTATTATCAATGAAATTTCCTAATTCAGAGAATTCCGCAGAGCGTGTTCAGGCTAAACAATCATCTTTAGATTTATCTAAAAATGTTATTGATACTGTTGCTGATGTTATTGGAAGTTTAAATGACCCATTACCTCCTGAAATAGTTCAAGACATTTTAACTAAGTTCTCTTTCTTGGACCCAGAAGATATTAAGAAATGGATTAAGGTTAGAGCAACAAAATCTCAAGGAGAAGGAATTCCTGATGAGTCAGGTGTTTCAGGTGGTGGTAGTGCTGGTGGTGCTGGCGGTATTGGCGTTTCACCTTCAGGAGAATTAGGTGGAGAATTAGGTGGTGGAGATGCGGGAGATGAAGAAGGTTCTCCTGATGCTTCTGAAATTGATGATTCCCAATTTGGTGGTAGTGATATTGATTTAGATGGTGGAGAAAATGTTCCTGAAGGAGAAGCTAATAACCCTGAGTTCTCTACAGAGGAAGTTCCCGAAGGCGGTGAAAATGTTCCAGAGCCTTCACTACCTTCACAAAAAGGTAATAAGAATGAATCATATTCTGATTTCGCTAAAAAGCGATTAACAGAAAAAAGAGTAATAGAATTAACTCGTAGATATGAAAAAGGGTCATCAGTTGTTTATGAAAATGTTATTAAAAGTTTTGCTAAGTTTGATGAAATAACTACAAACAATAGGCATTATAAATTTGCTAATATTGAAGATGTTTATAGTCCCACCTACAAAGTTCTTAAAGATTATTATAAGAATGGAGTAAGAAATAATCGTGAATTAAAAGAAACAGTACAAGACTTAATGAAATTAAATATTAAGTTTGAAAATGAAAAAAATGAGGAACTTGATATTCAAGAGGTTTCATTATCAGGAATGTTAAATAAGTTTATGGGTGACTATAAAGAAGTTCCTGTAGGTGAATATGGAAATGAGGGAACTTCAGAAAATGATGCAGACTCAGAGGAATTTATGACTCATCATAAGAAGTCAATAGGATTAAGAGAAGATGTTGAATGAGACTTTAGACTCTAATATCCCTTATTCTATTCATAGAAGTGGTGGGATTATCTACGCTTATTTTAGAATTAAGGATAAGGATTATTTGTTTCCTTTCATTAGTCATAACTCTAATCTTGTTAATTATGTTATTAGTAATCATGCGAATATTGATGCTATTGCTAATACTAGTGGGTTTGAAATATCCTTTGGTTTAGTTAAAACACCTATTAGAGATATTGAGAATATTGATGTAAAACAACTAATAATGAGTGGAAATTTAACAGATATCACTACAGGGACAGGAGATGCTTTTTTAGTTTTTGGAACTGTAGTAAAAATAGCTATAGAGTTTATTACTAAGTTTAATCCTAATATCCTAATTATGGGAGCTAAACCTGAAAGGCAAGCTATTTATTCTACCTTTATTTCAAGATTAGAAAAAAAGTTTCCTCAATATAAAGTTATTAAGAGTGCAGAGATATTTATAATCTATAAGGATGGAGCTATTACTCTTAATAGTTAAATATAACTATACTATATTCAAATAACTAATTATAAATAGACAGGAGTTAGAATAATGATAAAACTTGTTGAGACATTTAGTGTGACTAAAAATACATCTCAAGAACTTCCTTTAACTGAAGGTACTATTACTGAAAAAGACACAGGGAAGCTTCTACAAACTAAAAAGAAATTTAGAGTTGACATTTCTCGGTTTACTAAAAACTTAAATGAGAGAGTTTATCCAAAACCATTATGGGAAAAGGTTATTAATGACCAAAAACAAATTTGGGAAGGTTCTTTTGCACTAGCAGACCATCCTGAGAATGAAGGGTCATTTAAGGATGTTATGGGTGTTTGGTCAAACCTTCATATTAATGAAAAAACAGATACAGTTAAAGCTGATATTACATTCGTTGGACCTTATGGTGCTAAAGCATTAGAAATACTAGAAGCTGGTGGAAAAATTGGCTTTAGCTCATCAGGATTTGGTGATTTAAAAGAAGATGGAATGACTGTAGACGAAAATACTTATCAAATTGAAAGAATTGCAGACTGTGTATTAAATCCTTCTCAACAAGTATTTGGAACTATCCAAGATGCTATTGAAGAAAACACAGATAAAAAAACCGAAAATGTTCTAAAGGAGCAAAAACCTATGGCTACAAATAAGTACTCTAAATTAGAGGAAAGAAAGTTTAAAGAAATGATTACTAGTGATATAGCTTCTATTCATTCTAGTTCTAAACCTCTTGAAGAAAAAATTAAAGACCTTACTGACTTATTAGGGTATTTTGATGAATCTTCTCCAAAAGATTTAAAAGAATCTGTTGAAGTTGAAATTGTCAATCTTAATAAAGAAGTATTTGAAGCAACAAAGGTTGTTTCAGAATTAAAAGAAACATTTGGTACAGCTTCCCCAACTGAGTTTAAGGAAGGACTATCTAAGTTAGCTATTAATTCTTCTTTATATGAAAGACAAGCTGAGGATTGGAAAAAGTTAGCAGAATCCTTACAGACCAAAATTGTTGAAATGACAAAAACAATTGAAGAGCTTCCTACTCAGGAGTCTTTTGATGAAGTTACTGCTCAGAATAAGAAATATAAAGAATTCTATTCTAAGAAAGTTAATGATTTAAAAGGCATAATTAATAAAAAAGAATCAAACTTAGATGAAAATGCTATAATCTATAAGCAAATGATTAAAGAATTAAACTTATCAAAGAAAGATAATGCTAAATTAAAATTAGAATTAACTTCTGTTAAGAAGGATATTAGTACTATTATTTCTGAGAATAAAACTTTAAAAGAGTATGCTAATACTATCAAAACTAAATATGAAAACAAGATTGAAGAATTAACAGCATTACCTTTAGTAAAGCCAAGACAAACTCGTTCAGAGATGTTTGAAGGTTTTAATGAATCAAAAGAAATTACTTCATATTACAATGATTTAGTAAAGCAATACGGTGATAAAATCACTCCATATAAAGAAAGAATCTTAGGATGTAAATCCTTATTTGAAGCTATGAGAATTCATACTACTGCTTTAGTTGAAATGTCAGAATCAGTTAGACCAGCTATTACTAATGATTATAATGAAAGAAAAGCTTTTACTGAAGCTTCAACAGGATTTAAAATTGCTAGAGATACTACTAAACTAAAAATGCCAAAAGGTTGGGACTAATGAAACAATTTAAGAAACCACTTCATGAAGGTAAATTAATTCAAAGAATGATTCTAAATGAGATGGATTATTATGTTCCTGATATGCCTGACGAAACAATGTTAGGAGATGAGTTTGATTCAGACGAAGCTCTTGACCATGATTATCCTTCTAACGAGTATGATGATTTAGCTTATGATAATCCTATTGATGATGAAATGGATTACGAAGATTATAATCCTAATATGGACCAGGGTTTTGAAGCTAGTATCGATATTGCTGATGATACTGAAGAAGAGTTTTATGATGAAATGTCTCCTGATTTCTTCCCTGAATCTAAGAAAAGGGTACGTGAAGGTCATGGAGATACTGATAATGACCCGACTACTATGGGTAGCATGGGTGGTGGTGATGACCATGCTGGTGAAGCTCGTTGCCCTACTTGTAATAAAATGTTGTTAGGAAAATTCCACCCAGGACAATCTGACCGTACATGGTATTGTCCAAATTGTAATAAGAAAAGTTACTCTGCTTGGCCCAATTGGGGAAAAAATTCATATACATCACAGCCATATTATGTAATTGAAAAAGGCAGAGACTCTTATGATGTTTATACTAAAGGCCCTGGTGGAGATAAACAGGATTTTGTAAAATCTTTCAAAACTCAAATGACTGCTGAGTTTTGGATAGATAAGCAATACTCCCAGAGAACCTAAAAAGAAAAGGAAATAAACAATGCCTATATCATTACCATTTGCGGGTGAAAAAGACCCAATAAAAAAAGTTCAATCTGCTTACTCAGCTATTAGTGAATCTGATATCGATGCTATTTTCGTTAATGAAAATAAGAAGAAAGATATTACTAGAGATTATGTAGAAATGATTATAGAAGACTTCGCATTATTAACACAGAACCAAGCTCTATATAATAAATTCCTACAGATTGATACTAAATTAGAAAAATCATTAAGAGAATACCAAGCAGAAGTAAAAGGGTTATTAAACTCAATAGTTGGATTATCTGCACCTATGCAAAATACTGGTGTAGAACAAATGAATCAACCTGTTACTATGCCTCAGATGCCTCAAGCACAACCAATGGTAGCTACCCCTACTGAAGCTACTCCTCAACCTAAAGTGGAGACTCCTCAAAACATAGGAGTTGAATAATGAAAAAACTTAATGAATCAGAATTAACACAATTTCTATCTGGTGAAGTTAGAAAAGCTATTCAATTAAAAAGGGATGCAGAGAGAACAAAAAGTCGTGATGACGTTATGTATGCTAATGGATATTATGATGGTATTTACGGTGCGTTACAAAGGTCGATGAAAATATAAACCTATTGATATCGATATATACTAATTAATATATAGAGATAGGAAAAGTTAATTAGAGAATCCATTAATATGGGAAACTCAGTATTCTTCGATTACATATAATCAGAATCTTAATGAATTAAAATAATTCTAATACTTTAATGTAAGTAAAATCTAATTCCAAATCTATTAATAACACAAAACTATAAGGAAATATTATGAGTATTAGAACTAAAATGTCAGAAGATCGCTTTCAAATGCCTGAAGCTGACAAGTACGCAATGGACGAGCGGAAAGCTCGTGGTTATAAGTTAATTGAAAAATGGTCAAACGTTCCTGAAATTGGTTCAGGTTTACGTGCTATGGATGAAAGACGCGCTGTTAATTTAGCAATTTTACTAGAACAACAGACTCGCCATCTTTCCCGCATGTCAGAAACTCAGTATTCTTCAGCATTTGCCGCAACTCCTGAGAACATGATTCGTCTAGTTCGGTTAGCTTATCCTAACTCAATTAGAGACAAGTTATTTACAGACTTTGCTATGGAAACTGCTAAGGATTCTATTAAGTACATCAAACCTGTTTATGTAAATAAAGCTGGTATTACTCGTACTTACGGTTCAGACTTCTCTTCAGGTGCTGTTACTTATGAATCAACTGAAGAAAGATATCCTACTGAAATGGCTAACGGTGTTGTAATTGCATCAACTTCAGTAACATTCTCTGCTAATGAATTCGCTTTCGGTTATATTCCTGGTTATGCAATCTTCGAGGATGCTTCTGGTAACGTAGTTGCTATGGAAAATAGAAACTTATCAATCTCAGTAGCTTCTGGATATACCATCACTTTCAGCTATAACGCTGGTGTTTACACTCTTGGTGGTGCTGATGCAGGAGTTATCGCTCGTGCTTATGGTAGATACAATTCTGAAGGTGACTTAACTGGAACTAGCTTAGGTGAAGTTGAATTAGTCATGACAGACTACCAGTTCAAGGTTCGTGAATTAACATTAGGCGTAAGCTGGACTGCTTTATCTGAAATCGTTTTAGATTCAACTGTCGGTGTTTCTACAGAGGAAACTCTAATGGATGCCGCTGGTCAGGAAATCAAGAAAGCCCTAGACTTCCGCGCTGTTAAGATTGGATATGCCGCCGCAAAGACAAATGGTTTAACCCCCATTACCTTCGATGCAGAGGCTGGTGCTGGTACTGATGACAGCTACGTTCACACCGCTCAGACAATTACACAAGCGATTGAAAGAGTTGGAGACGTTTTATACGATGACATCAATCGTGGTGGAGTTAGTAGAATCGTTGGTGGACCAAAAGCAGTTACCTATCTCCGCTTAAATGCTGGATTTACTACAAAAGGTGCTCAACCTCGTATTGGTGGTTACCAAGTCGGTGAACTTCATGGTATCCCTGTATTCAAGGTTCCTTCAGCAATCGTTCCTGAGAATGAATTACTTTGCGTTTGGAAGAACGAGAATAACGATGCAGACGTTTTCGTAGCATTCGGTACTTTAGTTCCTTTCTGGTCAACTGGTTCATTACAGAGAAAGAATTTCTACAAAGAAGCTGGATTAGCAAGCTTTGGTGATTACCAAGTTCTTAATCCAAAATATGCTAACAGACTAATTATTAGCAACATCCGTGGTTAATAATTAAGGATTAGACTTCAAACCCTATCAATAAAATGATAGGGTTTTTTATTGACAAACTCTTGATTTTAGTATATACTTTATATGAGGTATTTAATGTTTACACCTATTGGTAAGTTAGATCAAAAAGAAATATTAGAATGTTGGGAGTTTGCGTACCAAAAATCTTGTAAAAATAAAACAAGATCAGTCAAAAATGACTTTGGTTCTTCATATTTAAGAAAAGATACAGAAATATTTATAGATGTATTTGGTGGAAAATTAGCTGAGTATGCTATTGCTAAGGAACTAAATAAAATTTATCCTTGTCGTAAACCTAATATGCTGGTGTTAGAAACATCTAGTTGTGATGATGGGTGTGATTTAGTATTTAATAATAAAATTATTTCATGTAAGACTTCTAAAAAGAATAGTAAATTATTATTATTAGAAGTTTCTAGGTATAATAATAATGGTGAGTATTTAATAAAAGGTACACCTGTTCATATTGATGAATTCATAATTTGTAGAGTAAATTATATTGATGGTTTACCTAGAATAGGATCATATAAAAACTTAAAATCAATAGAATATGATACTCCTAGAGTTCTTTCTAAAGAAATGTTTAAAGAGGGGATTAAAAATAATAGTATTATGAATAAAGGATCACTATTAGGTAAAATTGCTATGCGAGTTAATAATTATTATTTTAATATAGATAGTTTACCCACCATTAATAATTATTACTAATTATATATGAAGTATTTACTAAGATTAGTAGAAGATAATGATGACGACTATGGTGACGACTATGGTGACGACCAAGATGAACCTGTAATGTCAATAAATGATATAAAGAGTAGGATATCTTGGTTAGCTAAAATAGCACAAAAAGTATATGATGATTGGGATGAGGATGATAAAGATACTTATGCTGGTGGTGGTATCTGTCATTTAATCGCTGATGAGTTTTCTAGTTATCTTAATTTTCATGGTATTGATACGAGAACAGTATCCTCTTCACATGAGCAACATGTATATTGTGTTAGTGTAGTTAAAGAGGGTGTTTATACTGTTGATATCCATTGGTCTTATTATGAGTCTGGTGGTGGGTTTAGTTGGAAAAAAATACCTAATGTTGTATTTGATGGTAATGAAATAAACTTCTATAGGCTATCTACAGATTACCATGATTTTGATGAATATACTGAAGACTAATACCCTCTATCACTATGAGTAATGACATCTTTTATAATTACAGAGTTCTTTCCATATTCAAAACGTAGTGATACATCACCATTAATTCTAATTAAGTAATGATTCTTTATTTCAAAAGTTATTGAATGATACTTATAACTCTTTGGCAGTAAGTGTTCTTTTTGAGTAGCTAGTACATAAAAAATAAATTGAAATTTAGGTATTAAAACTATAGCTTTATTATGTAAATTTTGCAATGTTTTAGAAAAAGAGTTTAAAGTTTGAATCTCTCTAACAACTGGACTAGTAACTACAGTAGTAAAGACGCTTCTATCTATAACAAGGAGGTCTTGGAGGTCTTTATTAAACTCTTTAGGAATATCCTTAAAGTTTAATATTCTTTTTATATCATCTTTTGTAAATGTTTCTACTATTTGCATACCTTATTCCTTGGAAAGGTTGTAATCAAGCCACGCATCTGCAAGAGCATTAAAAGACTCTTCAGTAAAGGCACTAATAAAACCCTTTTTGATATTTTCAGTAAGCTGTTCAGGGGAAGGAATCACATAACGAGCATCAACAATCCCCTCAACCTTGCTGAAATCAATCTTGGTAACGTCCATATTGTCTCCTTAATCTTAGTTAATTATACTCTATTATTAAATAAATGTCAATAGGTATTAGCTATTTTTAGTTATTTTCTAGCCATTTTTCGTATTGAACTATGTAATTTCGTTGCTCTTTAGTATCAAGTGCTGGACGTTTTTCTGTAACTAATTTATATGCAGATTTAGCTGACTTCAATAATCTAGTAAATAAACCTACTACTATTAGTCCAGTTCTACCAGTACCACCGTGGCAATGAACTAATACATTATTTTTACTCTTAATATCAATAAGAATATTTTCAATAACTGCATTATACTTAGCCATAGATATAGGTAAGCCAAAATCTTGAATAGGGAATCTCTTTATTATTATATTAGCTTTTCTATATATAGTTGCTAAATACTTCTCTATCTTTAAATCAATATCATCTTTCTCTAATAATATATACACAATACTAATATTGTTCTTTATTAAGAAGTCTGGGTCTGTAGTTAAATCATGAACACCACAGGCGAATAAGGAACCTGACCTAAAACTAAATTGAGATAACATTATTTCTTTCCTTTATTTTTTCTAATAGCACTAAGAACCACTTCAGGAGTATATGGATTGACAGGCATAGTTACTGATACTATAAAATATTCTATCTTCTTTTGAGTAGTATCAACAGCTATAACTATTTTTTTATTTTCTGGAATATCTTTAATATTGACAAATAGCATCTTATTAGAAGAACTCCATTGATATTCTTGGTCTAAGAAGAAAGCTCTTTCAATAAAAGTAGTAGCATATTCTTTAGAATTAAATTGTAATTCAAAATAAGTTGTTTCTGGTTTTTGAGGAGTTTTTGTAGGAGTAAATCCACCTTTATACTTTCTAATGATATTAAGAACTTGGTCAGGAGTAGCAGGATTATCAACAGGGTCATCCCAAGGAGCAATAAAGAAATCGATAGTTTTTGGGTCGGTTCCAACCTCTATTAACATTTTTTTATTTCCTGGTAGTTCTTTGATTTCACTATAAATTTTAGTATCAGTGAACCAGTTATATTGTTTATCTAAATCAAAAGCTTTATAAATAAAATTAGTAGCATCATCTAAATTACTAAACTCTAATACATAGAAAGGTTGAATAGTCTCAGATGCTTTAGGAGTTTTAACTTCTCCTAATAATTCTATAAGATGGTCTATCGTTATAACAATATTATCTAATTCTGAATCAAACTTAGCATAATACTCGATTTTTTTTGCAGAAACATTAATAGTAAGATAAAAGTTTTCAAACGTATTACTAGTAAAAAAAGCACCCTGTGTAGGGTAGTTTCCATCACCAGCCCAAGTAAACCCCTTTACCTCTAAAAATTTTAATAAAGATTGCTTATCATTTAAATCTACAAATACAGCTACTTGAGCATAAGTTGTAGGTTTAGTAGGAGTATTTGATTTGCCCTCTTGTCTACTTAGCAATTTTTTAGCCGTTTCTACTCCATATCCAATACCTAATTCAGGAGTATTATTTTGATAATAATATATTTTTTTAATATCTGGTCTTATTAATAAATAGAAATTAACAGCATTATCATCAGAATATATCAATTCTTTAATAGGTTTACCATTGCCCCATGTATATCCAACATTTAAGTTATCTAAAAATTGTAAAAAATCTTTTTTATATGTTGGGGTTAGATAAACATTAAATGGTTTAAGATTATCTTTAGATTTTCCAGCTAGTGCTGTTAATGTTGTTCTAGCCTCATCTAAACCAATATGTATATTCCCATATTTTACTGAATCATAAGAGTATGCTATAGTTTTCTTATTAGTATCAATAATTAGAAAGAAATTCTTAGATGCATCACTAGCATATACTGAGCTATCTGTAACTTTTGTTCCTGATATCCATACATATCCATCATCTAAGTCTTGAATAAATCGTAAAAATGGTTTTTTATCTTCTTTAGTTAAATAAACAGCAAGTGTTTCTGAATCACTAACTTCTTTAGTATTTTTCTTTTCAAGCTTTTTTAAGTTTTGTAAATGCTTCTTAGCTAATGAGAGTTCTACAGGGTTACCATATTCTTTTTCATCTATTTCATTCATATTACTACTATAAACAAGTTCTCTCCCTTTAGTTTTTATAATTATGAATAGTGGATTATAGGAAGGGACATATGAAGAGGGAGAGTGACTAGAGCCTGACCATTTATAATTCATATCTAATTTCTCTATAAATTGTAAGAATTCTAATTTTTCATCCCCTGATACTAATACTTGGAAATTCTCACCAATATTTTTCTCTTTAGTAATAAACGTCATCTTAGGTTCATCAGAACCACCAACTTTTTTACCTTTCTTATCATAAATAGATTGTGAATAATAATTCTTAGATACATAGGCTACAACATATTTTAATTGTGGTGATACCTTATCAAAGAATTGAGTAATATTAGTAGCATCTCGTTTCCAATCTAATGCAGTTACAATCCAATTCATTGAGTAGTTCTTTGTATATAATTTTACTTTAGTAAAAACAGAACCAGTATTGTGCTGTAAGTCATAAGCGTGGTCAATCCAAATAGTTTTCTGCTCTAAAGATTCTGCTGAAGTTAATTTAACTAAAGCATTAGCTATTTTTCCCCAAGCTTTTCCACCATAAGCAGAGTTCCATTCTAAGTCATTATAAATTTCTCTCATAATAATACCTAAATCAGTATTATCTAATTTCATCTCTTTCTGAGTTTGAAGAACTGAAGCGTAATTCATAGCATAAGTAGAATTACGACTACCTTCATTATCATCACCGGCCAATGCTTTTACTGAACGTCGATTACTAATTTTACTATAAGTAGCATCTTTAGTAAGTTCACCTTGAATACTATTATTATTCTTATAAACGTTATTCTGATAACGCATAATAAACTTAATTGTTTTTTCTGATATATATTTCTCTGGTACTATATCACCATCAGCATCAGTATATCCATCAGGTTGAATCTCTTTTTTATTAACTTGATGGGCTTTTTGAACTTGATATGATAAGTTAGATACTGGATCAAAGACATGTCGTAATTCTGCTGATAATGACCATTTTAATGCTCTTACCATATGTTTAGTTAAATTATTAACACAATCAGAATACGCTTCATCATAAACGAATTTAAGTGTAGGGTCTTCCTCATGTCTAGGTAGAAATCCTATAATAAAATAAAAATCATATAATAGTAACTCTGGGTCTTTAGGAGCAGTATAATTAAATGATTCTATACTCTTTTCTTTTAAAATTATTTTCATTACATTTCCTTACTTGTCAGGAGATAATCCTGTTACTTTCTTACTACCTTCCATAGCCTCTGGTTCATCATCATCGTCATCATCTTCCATTGTATTAGCAATTAGGAATGTCTTAATAGCATCTTTCATTTTCTTTGCTACTTTCTTATTTGAACAGCGTAAAAGAATTACATCATCAATACGGTCTACAGATACCTTATGTAACTTAGCCTCATCCTGAGAGATAAATACTTTCATTGGTGTACTCCTAGTTATATAATTAGTTATAATTAGGGTATGGGTCTATTAAGCAGGATTCTAACTTCGTCAATAGCGGGTTTCATATTATCAAATAACCAATCACCAATTTCTTTAGGAGTATAATAGGTTCCACCTACTAATACTTCCCAAGAGTCGATTAGTTTGTTTAATACTTTTAATTCCTCTGTAGTCATTATTATATCCTTTTAATATATTTGTAGCCTTCAATTAACCAATCAGCATAAATATTACCGTCATCTAATTTACCATACCAACCACAGGAATATGGTGAATTACATTCAACTAAAGTTAAATCATTATCAACAAATCCTATATCCATAGCTCCACAATAATCTTCAGGAATATTAAGGTTATACATAGATAATAACATTTTACAGAAGGATACATCTTCTTTATCTATTTCTGAATACCATCCAATATATTTAATTTCACCATTAGAGATATATAATCTCCATTCATCATCGTCAAATTTAACTACCTCTGAGCAAACATATGGGCCTTTTTTCTTACCCTTGTATGTTCCTGTTGTTATTGTAGCTTTGAACCTCTTGTGCTTATCAGAGGGCTTTACGAAGACACCCTTTTCCATTGGCCAAGTATCCTGATACCAAATATTTCTATTCCAAATAGGTTTCAACCACTCTGGATAATAATCAGGCTTAATAACTTTCCCTAGAACGCCTTCAACCCAATCGATATTTCCTGCTGGAACAAAATCTTTTGAGACTTCTGAAGGTTTACTAAAATACTGAATATTATATTTTTCTGGAAACTTTATACTAGCTACTCGTAATGAAGATTTTTCTTTATCACTTTCACTTCTCTGTAAAGCAAAGGTAGTCATTTTAAATATCCTTTCTTATTAACTAAATTACTTTCAATCTTAATAAATGATTTACAAGATTTTTCTTTACCCTTAAAATCTTTATACTGTTGGTCTATAGGGTCCATAACACATAACTTTCTATAACATTCATCCCGTAATGGACAAAACTCAGTTGTACACATTATTGTCATTGGGCTTGTCCTCTAATAGTATTGATTAAAGATGGAAAAGGTATTTGAATAGCCTCATTAAGTTCTCTATTCATATTATTAGCTCCAACAGTATTCATTGAATGAATAATAATTTGGGTATTAACAACATCAGGATATGTTTCTTTCATCCATTTAATAAATTGATAACCTGTATTAGTTTCTTCAGAATCAACAAAAACTTGATTATCTAAATCATGGTCTAAAAGAATGGAATCAAAAGGATAGAACTCCTTAAACTCAAGTTTAGCTACTTCAACATTATCTGACCATATTATTTTAACTTCTTCTTTAGGAAATATTTTTGGTAGATATCTCCTAAAGGCGTTAATTCTGATTGGGTCATCTTCTAGTATAAATATCTTTTTCATTATTACCCCTTTATAGTTACAGTTACTTCTGTATACCCTTTTCCATAAGAGTTTAATTGTTCTCCAATAAAAAATACAACAGGATGGTCACACTCATGCATAATTTCAAATTTAACATTACCAAAGTTCAAAGAAGTTCTAAATATAAAGTCAGAACGATAAGGAAGAAAACCAAAAGCAAACTCAGGATTTTGGTAAGCATAAGTAGTAGTAGAAACTCCAATATCCCAAATCTTACCGATATTAGCGTTTACTCCTAATTTATTTACATAAGCAGGAAGAAAAGCTAATGTAGAGTATTCATAATTTTGAAAGCTCTGAGTAGTAACAAAATCATCTTGCTGTAAAACAGCACCAAAAGTCAAAAACCAGCTTAAAACTATTATAGGCATATGTGTCACCTCTACAGTTAGTATAACATATATAAATCTAAATGTCAATAGGTTATGATGATAATAATAAGTTACTAATTAGATATATTAAGGAGTATTAAATGGCGAGAGTAGTGGACAGTGAGGACATTGAAACATTCAACAAGATAGATGAGGAAAAGAAAACATTACAAACTAAGGTTTCCCATATTCCTCCTGCTGGTTATGTTCCAATCCAATTATCAACAGAGGGGTCTTTTGGAGTTCCTAAGAAAATTTGGGTAAAGAATTTCAGTACTGAGGATGTTTTATACTTATCTATGGCATCAGATGAATTATTACCAGAGTATTTAATTCCTGTATTAAATGCAAATATTTGGAATCCTGATAATACTATCAATGTTGCTATGTGGACAGAACCACAGATTGTTGAAGTTTTAATCAAGTTTTATGCTAACTTCTTTTCTTCACAGATTACTGATATTAATTTTCCTATCAGTAAAGAAGATATTGAGTTTATTGATAAACCTGAGAATGAGATTATTAAGAAACAATTAGACTCTGGCTGGAAACCTTTGATTAATTTAGATTTAACTAAAATAAACTTTTTTGATTTAAAGAAGAGTCCTGTTAAAGAGTATATTAGAGTTAAGCATAATACTCTAAATGTATTATTTGGAATACCTCGATTCGGAGATACACTATCATTAAAGAAAGTACTAAAAGACAAGTTTTCTGAAACAGATGATAAGTATGAAAAAATGAGAAAGAAAGAAGAAGATTTAACTTCAGAACAAAGATTAGAAATAGAAAAGTATTTCTTAGAAAAGTCTATGTATATAACTACAGTAACTAAGTTTTATTACTTAAAAGAAATTGATGGTAAAGATATTTCCGGTTTATCTTTACTAGAAAAGATTAATACATACCAGTCTGACGCAAGATTAGACGTATTAGTATTAAGATCATATGAAAAAGCATTAGATAAATTGAAGTATGGTATTGACCCTATGGTAGAAGTTATGAATCCGTTTACACAAAAACCATGTTCAAGGAGGTTCGTTTTTCGACCATTTAATTTACTTCAAATTATTCTCGTATCAGAGCCTGATGAATATGATGTTCAATATGAGTAAGCATACTACTAATCCTATTGAATCTTTATTAAAATTACCTATAGGTATTTTAGTAGGCCAATATAAGTTATTAGAAAAAAGTTTTAAAAAAGGTTAACAACAATGTCTAATGGAATGCCTGATGGAACCACTTTTAGTGGTAAAGAAGCTAGTGAGTTATTAAAAGAGTTTAAAACTCTTAATGGCTCTCTAGGACAAATATTAAAAACTCTTAATAAAACAGCTAACGCTGATATGTTTACTAAAAAAGATAATTTAGGAGAAACATTAAAAAGAGAATTTTCTAATTTAGATTCTACATTAAAAGACTCAGGTAAATCAAATCAAGACTATTTAAAAAAAGCAGAAAAAGTATTAGATAATTTTGATAAGTATGCTAAGGCTAATGAGGATTTAAAGAAATTAACTAAAGAAGAATTAACTAAAATAGTTGATTTAGAAAAGAATAGATTAAATGATTATAAAGAATTATTAGCATTACAACGTATTCAAAAAGATATGTTGGAAGGTATGATTGGTAATTCTAATAAATTAGCTTCAGAGAACATTAAGAATTATGATAGAAATAGGTCATTAGGTAAGTCAACACAAGAAGATAAAGAATTAGCTCGTCGTCAATTAAATGATTCTGATAATTTTCTCGGTGAAGCTATTAAACAAACTTTATTAGACTCTAACCCTATTGTTAGAATGCTTGCTACTAAATTTGGAAAGGCTACTTCTTTAGATCAAACTAAAAAAAATAGGGAATTCGCTGATGATAATACTAGAGCAGAGTGGCGAAAAGATGCTAATATGCAACATTATGATGCTAGTAATTCTGCTGATGTTAATGATGCTTTATTTAGGTCAAATCAAGATGGATATAATGAAAATGCTGAAGGTCAAATTAATGACCTAAGAAGTAGATTAAATGGCGGTTCTGGAATAGATAGAGTTTCTGGTATGTTAGATAATTTAAAAGAACCAAAAACAAATGATAACTATAAACGTCAAATTAGAAGAAGTAACGGAACATTAGGCCCTCTAAAGAAAAGTAATATACTACAATTCCCTAAATCTGTATTTGGTGGTGGGAGTTCTTCTGAATATGAGGATTTAGATTCTATTGCTAGTGGAGCGGCAGATAGTAAAAAAGATACAGTTTCATTAACACCTTCAGCTAATGATGTTAAAAGATTATTAGGAGATGCTGGTGCTGGATATTTATACTTAGGGACATTATTAGATAAACTAATAAATAATAATAGTGGAAAAAAATTAGAAGATGAAGTAAAAAAGAGTGATGGTGGTGGAGATGGATTATTAGGATTATTTAAGGGATTAAAAGAATTATTACCTATTCTTAAAACAGTAGCACCAATTTTACTAGCCGCAGGACTAGCTTGGAACGTAGGCGAATCTATTGTAAATAACTCTAAAGATTTAAATAATGCTCAAGCTATAATAGATGGAAAAGACACAGGACTATCTCCTAAAGAAGCTGTACGAGTTTTAGATACTAAATCTAGGCAAGAAACTAATGCTTCTTTTAGTGGTTATGGAAATGATGAGGTTTCCCCCGGAGCATCTGCTTGGAGACATCAGCAATACCTAATTAAAAAATACGGAAAAGAAGGAGCTGTAGCTCTAAAAGGTTTTAATGATACTGTTTATTCAAAAGGGAGTACATGGTTACCAACTAATGATGGTGGATGGGAAGCAACTTTTGCTGATTCTCCTGGTATGAAATTTCATAATGGTGGAGTTGTTACTGTTCAGAATGGAGAAGGCATTTTACCTGTAGACCAAACACAACAAGGGTTAAGTTCAGGAATGTTACAACAGACTCCTTCAGGTGGATTACGATTAAACTCAGAACAAAAGACAGATATGTTATTAGAAAAAATATTAGAAGTATTATCAGGGTCATTATTAACAGCAATGAAAGAGAATAAACCTACTGAAGCTAAAGAGAGTGTTTATTTTAATCCATTACCTAAAATGATACCTTCTTATGGGAGTAATTAAATGCCAGCAAAAAGCCCTGGAATGTATTTAGAGCTTACTTGTGTAGGTTCAACTCCAATTAGTGTTATAGTTCCTTATAGTACAAAATTTGGGTTTTCTTGCTCTCAGAGATGGTTTTACCCATTAAAAGAATTATATGACATGGTTAAAAACACAATATCTACTGTAGGGGGTATTGCTAAAGGTTTTGGAGGAGCAATAGCCACAGGAGTAGCTATAGCTCAAGGTACGGAGCAGATTGTTGTACAAACTTCAAAAATATTTGGGTATCAACTATTTAATGAAGCCTTTCAAGCTAGGGCATGGGAAGGAGAAGAACCTGTTAATTTATCATTAACTTTAGATTTCTTTTTTGGGATGAATGATAATTATTCTGGAAAAACAGAAGTATACGACCCAATTATGTTAGTAATGTCTAAAACTGTTCCTAAAAAATTAACAAAAAAAGGTTCTATGATTTTTTCTCCTGGTCCTATTGGTATTTCTGTTTTCAAAGATTATACGGATTCAGTATTCCAAGACTTAACTTCAATAGCAACAACAAATGTAAAAAACGCTGGGGATAGTGCGACCTATGATGATAGACATGCTGTTAATAGAACATGGTTGATTAATTTAGGGTACTCTAAAGATGGGACTAAAATAGAAAAAAGTATTTTTAAATTAAGCAATTTAATTGTTACTCAATCTGGTTTTAATCTTTCTTCTGAAGTTGATTCTGACGGGTATCCAATTGAAGGGCAATTAACTTTATCAGTTTCTTCTCAAACGCTTATTGTTGAAAGTGATTTTGCTAATCCAATGGAAAATTATCCATCAGATAGAAATATTGCTGGGGGTGGAGGTTTATAATGATAAGTAGATACAATTTTATGTTACCATCAGCAGTAAAAGATACTGATGATGTACAATTCCCTGACCCTCTTTCTCTTAACTATAAAAAAATTATAGAATCAGATGCTTTTAAAGCACCAGCACTACAAGTAGAAATAGATGAGGATTTTAAGTTAAAACCTTATTTACAAGTATATATTTATTATCAGCATATGGGTGATAAGGGACAAGCAGATTGTGATGATATAATTTTAGATATGAATAATATTAAACATACATCATTATTAACAGAAGGAGATTTACTACTATTCCCTGACCCTAATGAGTTTAGTGCTTTTATTAGTAAAACTACAGGATACTAAATTGCAGATAAAATATTACTTAGATTGGTATATTAATGATAAGGATGCTTCTCCATTATTAGCAGGATTGAAGTCATTATCTATGAGTTCATCAATATTATCATTATATCCAGTAGCTTCAATGGTGATACAACTTCCTGCTTCATTAATAGAATCAGGAGAACTATCTGTAGGAGCTAAAATTACTCTTGACTTTTATAAAGATAATGGTAATACTGTTCGTAGAGAATATAAAATATGGAAAATTGCTATGAACTCTTTAGACTCTGCTCGTTCTTTGAGTGGAGTTTATACGATAACATTAATTCATCCTTGGTTCTTTTCCCAAGTTAATATCTCTAAAGCTTATTATGGTAATACCTTTTTAGTATTAAACCAAATTATGTTTGAAGAACACTATAAGGATTTTAATAATATTAGTATCGATATATCTAAAGACTTAATTGCTAAACACTTTAGAACATACCAAACTTCTGGTAGTTTTATTGAGACTAGAATTATGGATAAGTATTATGTTGATAACTCTCCCACATTCATCTATGTTTCTGACCAAAATAACTTTCATGCTCATTCTTTTAAATCAACTCTTATTAAGGACTTTGGAAATAAATTAATAGATACAAGAAGAATTTCTGAGGTAGCAAAGACACTACAAGATTCTGCTGATAAGGATAGATTATTACAGCCTACTAATATTTCTTATTCATTAAATGCTTCTGGGAATATTTGGAATATGTTTTTAAATAAATCTACTTTTCTTTATACTACTCACGATGTTAAAGCTCCTGTATCTCTAGCTTCTGAGGATGCTAGTTATTTCTCTTCAGGATTTTTTCCTATATCAGCTAGTATAAAAAATATTAAAAATCCATTATCTGTATATATTGATGATTCAGAGTCAAACTCTTTTAATTCTTATTCTAAATTTTTATATAAGCAACGGGATTTAATTTTAGACCAAATCTTTTCTTTCGCTTGTACTGCTAATCTTACTATAGAAGTAGGAGAACCAATATCATTATCACTAAAACAGCTTGAGGATAAAGATATGAAGAGTTCAGATACTGATTCTATTTTTAGCTCTAATTATTTAATAGTATCATTAGAGCATACCTATAGAAATTCTATAATGACAACAACAGCAACTATAGCTAAAGATGCAGTAACTCCTTTAAATGTACCTATAGCTAAGACCTCTTCAGGGTTTCTTTCTTAAATAAGTTTCTAAAGAAATTATCCCCTTCCTTTTTTGGTTCATTAATTTGTTTAATTAAGTTTTGAACATTATCAAATGTAGGTAATTCAAACCCCATTGAAACTAATGATTGGAACTCTGAGGATAGTTGAACTTGACTTTGCTCATCCTGAGAAGAATACTCCTTATTATACATAGCTTTCTTAAACTCTATTCCTAATGAGTTCTTATATTTATTAGTATCTTCATCTTCAATTTTCTGTACTAAATGAATAAGATTTTCATCTATTGTATTCCACATATAAAACGAGTAAGTTCTAGTTGCATCAAATATCTTAGGATAGAGCTTTCCACTATTAATAGATAAAGCTAACTTTAAAAAAGTATCTGTAGATGTTATTTGCTTTGTAGTTTTACCGTCTACCCAATAGGTTACTTTTCCTCTGCCAGGGTTAGCTTGGAATACTACATAAAAGAAAGAAATTATATTGTCCATTTTATCTCCATTACTAATTAGTTTTTTACTTTGTGATAGCCAAAATGGATTATTTGGTATATACTTACTATGGAGGAATCAATGAACCTATCAATATCTCTACGTCCTATTAAGTTTAAAGATGTATTTAATCAACCGTCTGTTATAAAGGAGATGTCAAAAAGAGCTAAGGAGAACAACTGGCCTAATGCCATGTTATTAAGAGGAAAAACAGGCTGTGGTAAAACAACAGTAGGACAGATTATTGCTATGACAATAAACTGCATTAATCTAAATCAAGATAATGAACCTTGTGGAGAATGCCCATCATGTAAATCTATTATAGAAGAACGATTTGATAGAGATACTATTGTTTTAGATGGTGGTTCTATTGGACAAAAAACTGATGTAGTAGAATTCTGTAATATTGCTGATATTAGTCCTATGTATGATAAAAAGAGAATTATGATTATAGAGGAATCAGACCAATTATCTACTTCGGCTAAAAATGCTTTACACAAGATGTTAGAAAAGCCCCGTAATCATGTTCATTTTATTTTACTCTCAATGGAATCAGATGGATTACCTCCTTCTATAAAAAATAGGTGTCAGACTTTTACCTTTAAACCTTTCTCTGCTACAGAAATAGCTTTCGGATTAAAATCTATAATGGAAAAGACAGGAGCTTGGATTGACCCATATATTCCTGATTCATTTAAGACTGAAGGGTTGTTCACTATTGCTCAAGCGTCATTAGGTTCATTTAGAGAAGCTATCCAATCTTATGAAAAATGCATAGTAGGGGAGTATTATACTAAAAAAGATATATCAGATAATTTAAATATTATTGATTCAACATCATTAAATGAATTATTAAAGTACCTATTAGATATAGATACTAGGTTCTTTGCATTATTTAATTCTTACGATTACAAAGAGTTCTTTAGACTAGGATATAATTCTGTTGTTAATGCTTTAGTATACTCTGCATCAAAATATATTGACCCTAATAATGAATACTTCCAAGATATTGTTAAAGGAATTTCTACTCATCCTAATCTAAGTAGAGTTTTAATGCTATTTGATTCAATTACATTAGCTTCTCCTAATTATCTATCTAAACAGGTTATGTTAGGAAAGTTTGCTAATTATTTTATTACTCATAATTCAAATAGAACCCAATCTAATCCTGAAGTAATAAAGACTCAAGATAAAGGAGCATTAGATACTATTCAAGCTCGTTTAGATTTAGAAGCGCAAGTTCGTGCAGTATCTACTAAGAATGTTGAAGTAACTGAATTAGGCCCATCTGCTAATTCTAAAGCTTCACGAACGCCAATTGTTACGAGGTTATAATTGGAAATTAATGCTAATGATATTTTAATAGGAGTCTTAACTCAAGGCTCCTTTCTACAAGTGAATAAGAAATTACTTATATTTACTAACTGTGACGCTGATGCTATTTTAGTTTTTACGGAATTACTATCTGAGTTTAATTATATTAAAGAAAATTATAAGATAGATTCAGATGGTTATTTTTTCTGTACTATTGATTTTTTAGAATCCCAAATAGGATTAAACTATTATAAACAAAAATCAGCAATAACTCGGTTAGAGAAATATGGGTTTATTTCTACTAAGAATAAAGGATTACCTAGAAAGCGTTATATTAAGATTAATGCTCAAAAGGTATTAGAAATTATTGGTGCTAATAAAGTTATTAAGAAGGAACCTAAATTAAACAAAGATGAGTTTTACTCTAAGCTTAATGAAACTTTAATCATAGGTTCACTACAAGATTTTAGAAAGGTTACTGATAATATGACAGACCCCTTAGTATTTAGTATTTATTATTGGACAAAACTGTATAATAATTTTACTCAAAAATACTTTCAATGGAATTCTAAAACTGTTGGTATATTTAGAACATGGGTAGCACAGAAATTAAAATCTGGTCCTATAGATTATTCTGTTTTTAAGGATTTCTTTATTAAACATCTTATGGCTAATAAGCCTTTTGAAGGGATAATTCAGGATTTCTTTTTCTGGTCAAAAGACCAATCAGTAAAACCGCATTCAGAGCGTGAAGAAAATTATTCAGAATTATTAAAGGAGATAGAATGAGCAGTAAATTAGATGCTATTACTAGTAAATTAAAAAAGGATTATGGACTAGCAATAGCCAATGTTAATGAATCAGGAGTAGTTCATTTTACTGTTACTGATTCTCCTAATATCAATTATATATTTGGTGGAGGAATTCCTAGAGGTCGTATTATGACTCTGTTCGGACCTGAGTCTGCTGGTAAAACAGTTATAGCAAATTATCTAGGTGCTCAAATTCAAAGACAAAAGGAATACCCTAATGTAGTTTTGTTTGTTGATATGGAGCATACCTTTGAAAAGAAATATGCTGAAACTGTTGGATTAGATACTTCCAATGATAAGTTTATTTTTATTCATCCTAAGCATGGTGAAGAAGGTTTTGAAATTGTTAAAGCATATACAGAGACTGGTGAAATTGGTATGGTTATTTGGGATTCTGTAGCGGCAACACCATCATCTAAATCATTAGGAAAGGATATTGGCTCTGCAACATACGGTGGAACTGCTTCTGTTATGGCAGAAGGATTAAAAGCTGTTAATCCTATTCTATCTCGTTATGGAGTTGCTTCTGTTTTCTTAAATCAAGTTAGAGCTAAGATTGGAGGAATGCCTGGATACGGACCACAAGAGAATACTAAAGTTGGTGGATATGCACTACCCTTTTATTCATCTTGGATAGCTAGAGTTTCTAATGGTGAAGATACTATTGATGGTAATGAAACTATTGGTAAACAGATTAAAGTTACTAATAAGAAATCCAAAGTAGGAATCCCTAAGCGTTCTATTATGCTAGACCTAAATTATCAGTCAGGCTTTAACCCAGATATGGAGTATATTGATTTTATTGTTAATTTAGGATATGTTAAAAAAGCAGGAGCTTGGTTCTCTTCAGATGAATATGAGTTAAAGGTTCAAGGTCGTAATGGTTTACTTAATACATTAAAAGCTAAACCAACATTATTTGATGAACTAAAGATTAAGATTAATGAATCTTTTTCTAAAGGAACTATATTAGATAATCCTAATGCAGAATCAGATGATGATGACCATCTAGCTAAGATATTAGATGAAGTAGAAGCAGACGAATAATTGATTAAAAGCCAGTAGTCATATACTGGCTTATTTTTATAGGAGATATTATGTTAGGAGATTCAACTACAATTGATACGTTTGCTCAATATAAACAAACTGAAGAAGAGAAGTTCTTTGAGTTCGTTAATACAAATATTGATAAATTAACTTCATATACTCAAATGAAGGGGAAGGAATTAAAGTTCTCTGAAGTTAATGACTTCTTAATGAGTTATCAACATGTGAGATTAACATTGATAGGATTAAGTACCTTTACTCAAAACGAATTAGATAAAGAACAAGAAGCTTTTGATGAATGGTATGCAGATAGATATATATTAATAAGAGCTAGGGAGAATAGGTCAGATTTAGCGGCACAGAAATGGCTATCAGGAAAAGAAATTGAGATGATGGTTAGACATGAGAATAAAGTTGAATATATTGAAAAGAAAGCTAATTTAACAGTATTATTAAGGAAGGTAGAGTTCATTCATAAGATGGAAAGGTCATGGGAATCACAGCAATTCATTTTAAGCACTCTTTCTAATAACATTCAATCAGAGGTTTCAATTAACTTCAAAAGTAACTAATTATTTAAGAGGTTACTAATGGAAGAAACTAAAGATAAAAAAGTTGAGTTAAAAAATATTAAAGAACATAAGGTTCCACTCCCTGCTGATAAAGTAATTGAGTTTATTGAAAAGATGTTTGAAACTGAAATTATTAGTAAAGGCATGTAAATGACTGAATACAGACTATGTAGAGCTAAAATAGAATCTTCTCGTTTAGCTTTAGATGTTAATAGATACTTATGTAGAATTATTCCTGATATGGAAGATATTACAGAAACAGAATTACTCCCTGATTACCCTTTTTTCTTAAAAACAAAACAAGAAATATTAACAGTATCAGATATTGTTTGGTGTTTAGTTTCTGATGATTTTCAATTAGGGTATATATTAGGATTGTGTGAAAATCCTTTAGGTAGACCTGTTACTGATATTCTTACTGAAATAAATAAAATAGAAGCTGAATTTAACTTACCAATTTCAGAGTTTTCTGATATTAATTTTTCTATTGAAGGTAGAGTGTACTTAGACTTCTCTAATAAGAAAACTTTAATAAATGGAAGATTAAATTATGCAGGGTCATTGGTTGTATATTCATCTGATGGTAGTATTTTTTTAAAGGCATTATCATCACAGTTTAGTATGAATAAAGATGGAACAAACTCCTTTACTTCTAAGAAGGAAACTCATACGGTAGATGGAGATTATACAATTGAAGCAATAAAATCTACAGAAAATATTGTTCAGAAAGTTGAGAATGTAACTTATAATAAAATAGAGAAAGTTGGTGGAATTAAATCTGTATCTGTATTAGGCTCTTATGAAGAAGCATTTGTTAAAGACGCTTCTTCTACATTCTTATCTAAAAAGAAAGAGACTATTGGTCAAGGTGAGGAAAAGACTATTGTATTAGGTGGAGCTATGACAACAGTTATGGCGGGGGATTATACTGTATCTGTAGGTATTGGTTCTATTAATTTAACTTCAGGTGCTGGTGTGAATATAAATGCTGGGCCTACAGGTTTAAATATATTATCTGCTGGTCCTATTAATATAAATGGACCTATTGTTACAATATCTACAGGAATGTTAACTCTTTCTGCTCCTATGATGAAAACAGGAATAGGAGTGGCTTCTGGTGCTCCTGGTCCTTTCTGTGCTATTCCCGTTTGTCCTATTACAGGTTTACCTCATACTGGTAATTCTTTTAATGGGAGTCCATAATGTCTTTAGATTATAACTTATTAGCATCAGAAATTGTTAATGCAATTGCTCCTAGAGATTTAGATAATAACTCTAGGGAACAGATGACAACAGCTTGGAGAAAAATATCAAAAACAATAATTGAGCATATACAAAGAAATGCGGAAGTATCAGTATCAGCAAGAGTTATTACTACTAATGACCCTGATACAGGAGCTATTACAGATATCTCTATTACAGAAGAACAGACTACAATTTATGATGGAAATGGTGACCCTGCTCCTGCTACTTTCTCACATTTAAGAGGGGGAATATCATAATGATAAAAGTAACAAATACTTCTTTATCAATAATTACTGAAGAAGAATTAGAAATATGTAAAAAAAGTATTACAGAAAAAATAAAATCCGAAGAGAATCAATATCTTCAGGATATGGAGAATCTAATAAATGTCCTTAAAGCAAAACTCAGTAAGAAGTAATACTATTGGATTTGTTGATACCTCAGAATTAACTGGTTTTGTTGATGCAATCCAAGATGCTACTATAACATTATCAAAAGTAAAAAATGTATTAGAAACAACTAAAAAGATTGTTTCTCCTTTTTTATCCTTTGCTCAAACTGACCCAATATCAACTTTATTAAAAGAGATATTAAAAACAGTTAATGACACTATTAATTCAATGCTTTCAACAGGAGCATCTTTTATATTTATTTCTCCATTAAATGCTCCTAAAAAAAGATATTTAGAATTTAAGGTAGATATAAAAAACATTAATAATTTTGTTACCGGAACTAAGAATGTTATTAACAACTTTAATAAGTATTTTCTTTTAAGTAATGATGAGCTAAAATCAGAATTATTAAGATTAACAAAAAAAACAGATTCAGAAAAGTATACAGATGATGTAAGAAGAATTACTGCTGAAATAGCTAGAAGAAAAACTTTAAATTATGATAAAGTATTTACTGATACTATGTCAATAAAGATACCAAAATTATCATCTAAAGAAGCTTTGACTGATTTAATTAACTCCTTTAGTAATTCCCAAGATTCATTACGCCCAACATGGAATGATTTAACATGTACAGGAGGTTTAGGAATTTTAATATGTGCGGAAAGTCAAGTTCAGCTTATAGAAAATTTATCATTCATAAATGATATATTTAAGTTTGCTGATATTCATAAAGCATTTACAGATACTAAAGATTCTATAGATAAATACATTACTACTGCTAATGAAATGATTAAAAATAATGAAGAAACAACAAACCAAACTCAATTAATGTTAAATATACAAGGTAAAACAGAAAGTAAAGATTTACTATTACAGCACATATATGCTATTAGAAATAATATGGCATCAATAATTCCTATGGATGATACTTCAGCGACATGGACAAAGTTCAGTTTAGACATACTACCTTACATCAAAGACTTAAAAGAGTTTTTAGATAAGTTAAGTGAGTATATGATATCAGCTACTGCTACTGCTGAGGACATTCTTACTTCTATTATATCTGCGTTCTTAAACAAACTAGATTCATTAATAAAATTGATTTCAGATGCAATAGCACTATTAAATAAGTTAGCTAATCTAAAATTAGGGGTAGCCGCTACTTCCTTTATTATAGAGCCTAGTGAACAAAGTAGAGGAGTATCTTACTTAACATCCTCACTAAGAGAATTATCTGATTTCTCTGGTAGTTTATTTAATCCTCTTATTAATAAAAATGTTACAGAAGACTCAGTAGAATTATTAAAAACATCTCAATTCTCAATATTATTATTTTTGGGTGTTGGGTTTACTTCTAAGGATGCTGTTCAAGCAGAATTAAATAGACTATTAAAATTATTTAATATTACTTTTGATACTCTTGCTTCTTTAACAACGGCAGGGCAAAAACAATTAGAGCAATCATATACTACAAATAACTCTATGTCTATTCAAGTTCTCCCTGATTACCAAGATACAAATCAGGTTATTAGTAGTAGTACAGTTTCTTTCAAAGTAAGTTTGAGTCCTGCTATTGACTCATACTCATATAAATTGGTTTCTGTATCCTCAGATAAATATAATAAATCACCATTAGCTAAATCAGGACAAAATACTTCTTATTTAGATATAGTATGTACAGGTCTACCAGATTTAACTACTTTTAATTTGTATATATATGGCTATTCTTCTTCATTAAAAACATCGGTAACTAAGAATTGTTATTTTTCTACAGATTTCAGTTTAGCTAAAATTACTAAGTCAAGTTCAGGAATATCATCAACTTCATCAGGAGTTCAGTTAGGGTCTACCGAAAATACATTTATTAATAATTCTAATACTCAATATACTGTTGAACAAAAATCTATATTAGGAACAATAAACACTTCTTTATTCCCTGGTGGTTCAGTAACATTACCTACGATACCTTCAGGAGATATGATAACTAGAATAATTAATTCTAATGGTAAATACTTACTTACTTCTAGTAAATCTTATTTAAAATATTCAACATTAAGTGATTTAGCTCTGAAGGATAGAAAAATATTTATAAAGTCAGAGCCTTATCCAATATTATTTCCTATATCCATAGCTAAAGCAATTTCTATTTATTCTAATTTATCATGGGATACATACAACTTACCTGAAGTTATTGAATTATCATCAGGAGTGTATCCTTGTCAATTAAATATTACTGGTAACTGGTCATCTATATTTAATTTAGAAGTAATATTAAGTACTGACCCAAAAGACTTCTGTTTAGACTTATTCACCCCTACAACGACTAATTAAATAGAGGATACTAATGAAATTACGATTATTATATGAAGGTAAAAAACAAGCATTAGCTATACTAAAAGATGAAGAATTAGTAAATAGAATTTTAGCTATTGACCCTACTAAGACTAAGAAATATTCAGAATTAATTGCTCGTATTCTAAAACCAAAAATACAAAATTTTTATAAGAGGGGCATAGATTCAGCTACAATGGTATCTACAAATTTAGAATCATTTAAAACTTTAGTACCATTAATCAAACAAGCTGAATCAGAACACAAGTCTATTGATTTATCTCAAATAAACGATTTATTAGTATTAGAATCTGTTTTAGAAAAAGCAGTAAATAGAAGTAAAGGTTCTTTAATAGCAACAGGAATTAAAGGATTAACTCGTGGTGATGATTATGAAATAATTTATAATAATCCAATTATTTATGCTATTATTCCGTTTAATTTCAAATCTTCTAAACTGTTAGCATCAGAGTATGTTGGTAATTGTAGAGGTAAATGGTGTATAGCTTACGATGGTGATGATGATAGTTATTGGAAAACACATACTCAACAAAAAGGACAAGCTCCTGTTTATATGATACCTAAGAATGAGGATGAATATAAATATGCCTATATGTTCCATGAGGATTCTAATGAGTATGATATTTGGGATGAAGAAGATAACTTAATGACAAATGCTACAAAACCTATTATAACTAATGACTTAGGAATTTCAGAGACTGATTTTAATATGATTAGGGATAAAGCATTACAATTAGCTGTAGATAATATTGATAGTTTTGCTAAAGGTGAGCAAGAACCTAGTTATACAAAATTATTTAATATTAATTTTGAATTAACTAAATTTAAGTTTAATGGAACTTTAGAAATAACTACTGAAGTATATTACCCTGATGAAGACGATTATGGTGACCCAGAAACTGAGCAATATGAAGAATGTGAAGGTACTGTTAATTATGGTCCTGATTACTTTACTAATGGAATGGAAGGATTTGCTCTATTAAAATCTATATATGAAGAATATAAAGATTTAGAAACTCTTACCGATATTACTGATAATAGTGTAATTATAGATTATGGAACAGATAGTACATTTGGTGCTTTATATGAAGAAATGAGTGGTCTTCATTATGATGATAGTAACGATAATACTAGTTATCAATATATTATTAAAGTATTAAAAAATAATGATGTTTCTGTATTAGTCATATTATCACAAGAAGAGAACTCTCCTGATGAGGATGAAAAGGAACCTATGTATAGAGCCTTACGACAAATGTATGGAGAATTAGATTCCTTTAATGGGTATTCTCAAGAGGTAGGATATTATACTATTTTCTCCTCAAAGAAAAATACTTCAAATCTTTTAGATGGTGTTAAATCTATTCCTAACCTTTATAGAAAATTAACTTCTGAAGAATGGTATCGAGATGATACTGAAGAAGCTAAATATGGACAACAATTTATTAGAACTCCTTTTAAGAAAGATGAAAATAAAAAGAAATATAAATTATTAAGGATATAATAATATGAATGAAAAAGACGGTGGAAAATATTCAGAGATGTCAGTAAGAGATTTTTATATTTCTCAAGTAATGATAGGATTATACTCCTCTGAGTTTTATAAAAATAAGAATTTCGCTACATTAGCTAGAATAGCTAGTATTCAAGCTGACGCTATGTTATCTCGTAGACATAATAAACCTAATGGGAAATAATTATGATAAAAACATTTTCTTCATCAAAATCCTATGTAAATAGGGAAAACAATTTTAAAGGTCCACATACAGGTGATGTTCTATTAAAAGAATTTGATATTCATTATGAAAGTGATACTCTTGGAAGTAGTGAAGAATACGAAAAATAGTAATTACTAATTAATTAAGGAGATATAAAAAATATGGCTATTACCTCAGATTTTAGCATCGCAACTAACGGTGATATTAGATATATAGGCGCGGATCATGGAATTACTGGCGCTGGTTATTATACAGTAATTGAGTTCCATAGATGGTTACAAGACTTAGCTGATGAGGCTTCTTCTGCTGGTGATGACTACATGGATATTACAAAAGCAACACCTTCTGACCGTTCAACTGATAACATCATTACATTATTAGGAACTTATAATTTAGATGATACTTCTGCTGAATATCTTTATGGTGGTTCTATTATACAAGCTTCTGGCGCTACCATTTATGATGGTATTTTAGTTTACGCTAATCCTAATATGGATATGCAGATACAGCAAGAAGGTGCTATTATAGTTAATGACTTTTGGAATTCTATTCCATTCGGTACAGGACTTATTGGATTAAATCCTGATGCCGCTAATGGTATATCTCATAGATTTATGTTGAAGGTCCGTACTGGTGGTACTGACATTGATGGTCGTCGTATTGTTTGTCAAACTCGTGTATGGGGAAAAACATTCGGTGAATTTAAAATCAATGGAACTTCTCGTGGTAATAACGTAGCCGCTTTAACATATGCTGATGACTTAAATAATATTACAGCTTCAGCAACAGTAGCAACTTGGGCGTCTGTTACTAATCAAGAAGGATATAGGTCAATAGACGTAAACAATGATACTGTTGTTGAAAATTATTATTCTGAATGGAATAAAGATACTTATTCCATAAATCAATTTTATGAAAGAATTAAGTATTTACAAAGAGTTGGAACAGCAGAAACTTTATATGGATTAAATGGTGAAGTATTTCGTGGTATTACTCATGAGTTAAATTTAACCACTCCTCGTTCAGGAACTCTTCCTAATGTTGTTGCTATTTCATGGTCAGGTGGAACAGGACAAATGTTAGCAGTAAACTCAACTACCGCCGCAACAAAAATGTGGATACAATTACTAACAGGTGTTGCTCCTACCACTGGACAATTAATTACCGCAACTGGTGGTATGACAGTAACTACAACAGGTGCCGCAATTGAACGTGTATTATCATTCCCTGCTTGTGGTACTTCTACTGGTTCAGCTTTAATTGGTTCTTATGGTTTTGGTATTGAAAAACTTGATTTAGCAAATACTGATAAAGTATTCGATTTAACAAATACTGTTAGACAAGCTCCTAACTATGTAACATTTACCGTCGGTAACTTAGTTAATGGTGATAGAGTATTAGTTGCTCCTGCTACTCTTGATGTCTTTGACCCTACTCAAATGACATTAAATGGCGCTCTTTCTGGTGTAGCTGTAACATTAGTTGTAGTGAACGGTGCTATTCCTTCTGATACTCCTGCTACAGGTAATATTAGAATTTTAAGAACTTCTGGTTTTTATACACAACATCCTTATTCTGCATGGACAGGAAGTACATTTACGATTACTTCTCATAACTTTTCTACAGACAGTGCTCCTAATGGAACAAACGTATTCGTATCTTATATAGATGGAGTAGCATCTGGTGCAACAATGACATTTACTTCAATTTATTCTGCTGATAGAAACTTATTTATTCGTGTAAGAAATGGAACAGGAAGCCCTCCTATAAAAACTTACGAGTCTCCTGGTACATTAGGAAGCGCGGGCGGGTCGGCCTCTACGTCGAGAATTAGTGACCAGTAGGAAATTAGGTATATTTATTAAAATTACTATATAAGTATACCTAATAATAAGGAAGTTGAATGGCTACTCAGACAATAAGCAAGAAAGTATCACTAACTGGTGGTGTTACTACCATAAATCTCAATACTGTCACAGTAGCTTCTACAATAGCAATATTTGTAGGGGCTGTATTAGAACATGCTAATATTCCTGCTGGAACTACTGTTTCTTCAATAACTTCATTTACTACATTTACAATGTCTGCAAACGCTTCAGCAACAGGTTCCTCTCTAACCATTGTAGCATTGAATCCTGATGAAGTAAATATTGATGATATTGCTTTATATGGTGCGGCAACTGTTATCCAAAAATGGTCTAGTGCTGATACTCTTACGATAAACGATAATATTATTGTAAATGTAAATACAGACCAAGATAAGTTTTGGAAAACAATAACCATAA